ATCGTAAAAAAATCAGTACCTCTCGGCATCATTGGAACAGATACTAGCGCAGATCTTTTTACAGCGGAAGATGTTGCATGTGATGCCGCATTGATTGCAATAAAAGCATCAAAGGTAAATATTGATTCATGGAAGCTTGCTGGAGATGACGCGAATCCATTAATGAACCAAGCCGCAAAATTTATGGATGCGGATGATTTTAGTTTTTTTCTCGAAGATAGCATCGCATATAATTACATATCCGACGTTGGCGGAGGAAAAAAAGACGAGCCTCTAATGGTTTTCTCTGGAAGAAGTTCTGGGTTTCATAATAGTCACGAAAATAATAACAGAATTAGAAACCTTGGGCCCGCATATGGGGTTAAGGTTGCTTATTCGCAAGGAGGGGTGATAAAATATTTATGGATAAGAGGGGCGTTTGTTATTGCAGATCAAGATTGGGATCTTAGATATTCAACAACTCTTGATAACATCGAAGATCCTGAAAACTCACAAGTCTCTGAAGGCTCTTTATTTTGTCAGAATACAATAATGTCGGGAGATTCAGGGTCTGTAATTTATGCATACACAAATACATTTGTAAGAAATAGCGACGGATCACCTCACAAATTAATTGTGCCTCAAGACGAAGCTATATTAAAAGAATTAAATCGAACTGCAGATGTAAATGGAAAATGGACAAAAACATTGACTGAAGTCATGCAAGATTTGGGCATAGGAGCGACGACATCCCACACTTATTATGACTTCGGACCGCATGTTGCACAAAAAGTAGATACAAGCTCATTATCTGAGAGTAGTGTTCTTGCAGCCTTAAAAGCTCAAACACTTGATCCAGATGGAAACAAAGGGACAGAAAAACATTGGAGGATCGCTGGACAGGCTTTTGCAGCAGAGATTGTTACACAACAAATTATTAATGAAGAAGGCGAGGATGAAATAATTCAATACTCTACAAGGGGTTTTTGTCAACCAATGCACAGAATCGCCAATTTATTAAATATTAAAGAATGGGACGGAAATTTAAATAATGTAAATTATAATGTAAGAGAGGATAACTCTTATGTAGAAAGTTTAGTTTTTTCAAAGGGTTTGAGTGATGTATATAATATATCTTTAAATCAAAAAAATTATTATCAAGCGGGAGGCATCGCAAAAGCAGAGGGCAGGGAATATACTGCAGCTATAGAAGCAAAAACAAATTTAACAAAAAGCAATTACCCATTCGATGAGACTATGCCTCCATTGTCAGAATGGATGACATTTGACAGTTTTGATATAGAGGTCGCAGAAGGGGGGTCTGTTCAGTCTGGACTTAATAATCCCAGAAAATACCCAATTTGGCTAAAATTAAATAATCTATCTATTGATTTATCAAAACTGCCAGAAGAAGTTTTGAGAATGCCTACAGGCGCCATGCACATGGATGCCGTATTAATGGATGCAAATGCAGTATTCAATGTAGAGGATTGGTACACCGATACAAAATTGTCAGGAATGCCTGATCAGGGGCTGTTTTATCATGGTGAAAACTCTACCACAAAAGCCTATGCCTCTTGGAGGATTTTTTCTCGTGCGGGAGAAATAGCATCCAAAGATACAGTAAGTAAAAGTTACCCTTTATACTTGAAAGAGTTTGATGGAAAAACGAAATTTAAAGGTTATCAAATAAAGTTTCCATTAGGAGGTGGCATTGGATATAATTTTGATTTAGATCAAAATTCCCAAACATATAGTTTTAATAAAGAGAAAACAGGGCTTTCAGTATATTTTCAATATTTGCCGTGGACTATTTCTGGAAACTCTATTTCATTTAATGCTACACCTGGCGACATTGAGTCTTGGCTAGGAACCAAGCCTCTGAAATTAGTTTTTGTTTTGTGGAAAAACGATACATTTGATGCGGGGACTTCTACAAGAATAGGAAGAAGTGTGAATTTTAGGAGAAAAACTCAATCATACCTGATACAAACCACAGCAATTGCTGATGATATAACTTCGGCAGATTTAGTATCTTACACTCCTGGGTTGCAAGAATCAGATGATAAATTAAGTAGATACGAATCATTAGATCTAGCTCAAAGAAAATTAAGAATTTTATTTGATTCAGATCATTTGGGTGGGCCAAATCCAAACAAAGGAATTAAGGATTCAAATGGTTTAAATGTTGGCAATAAGTTCAAGTGTCAGCAGATAAAGTTGAGCGAGAGCGCTGGCAAATATACATACAAATTTGAGACCACTCCAATAGCAACAAAAGGTTTTCAGGAGTTAATGCCTGGAGCTGTATTAACAATAGACTGGAGCGATGCTCCAGATCATCCAGTTGGAATAAGCACAACCAATGATGGCACGCACGGAGGCGGAGATTTATATAGTGAAGTAGAAATAGATCTGGCAACAAAAACTACAAAATGTTATTTCAAAATGGCTGATACCTTGGGTGGAGAAAACTACTCTCCAGACCCACAAAACCCTGGACTTAAGGAATTCAGGACGACCACAAAACTAGATTTTTATGTATATTGTACAAATCATCCAGGAATGGGATTTCCGTTACAATTTATAGATATTCAAGATGGTCACAAAGAGTTATATATAAACTCTTGGATGCCTAAGAAGATATTCTTGCCAATTAATCACGTAGGCCCAGGCGGAGCAACAATATTATGGAACTCATTAGATAGATCTAGTGATGTTTTGCCTGTTGTAAATTTAGAACCTAACACCAAATTTAGCGCAAGACAAATGTACTGGACTGCAAATGCCGCTGGATTTTCATCATACAACGGGTGGAGGCATCCGTACAATCCATGGAGAGACAACTGGTCTTTGGAATCAAGTGATGCCAATTTGGCAAAATGTCTTGCTTACGGGGACTGCGAAGATTTACAAGAAGGAGAAAGAACTATTTATGTAGATGACGCAGATCTTGAAATTGATGATGATTACTACACTAATCAAGTAAAGTTTAATTTGCATGGTCGCGGCTGGGAGGCAAATGATAAAGTTAATGATTTAACTTATTCTTTAGACAATCAATGGATTATACTTGAAGAGAATAAAATTCAAAGAGGCGATGTCTTTGAAGTTGTTGTACTTGGGGATGTCAAAAGTTTTGGATTACATGAAGATTGGTTTAATGAAAATAATGAATTAAAATCTTTTTCTAGAAATAAAGATAAATGGGCAAAAAATTATTTAGCCGCATATAAAAGTTCATTCTCTTTCGGAATCAAGAACATTTCTTATCCATCCTGGATTGACTGCAAATGGTATCATACTTTTGACGGATCTTCGATTGATACAATATCTGGTCTCAACAAGCCAATTAGTAATCCAAGTGTAATGGTTAATACATTTGCTAATTTGGTCAACATTTTAGATCATAGAAGTTTCAATATCGCACTTAGCGATTTCTCTAATGCTGAAATCATGGAGCAAATTTTTGCAAACTCAAGAATAAGCTCGGATTTGCAAAAAATTGTTTTTGATAGTAATTATCAAATAACAAATGGCATCGCAGAAAATTTGGCAGAATTAGCCGAGAGATCTGGGTGTCAATTGGAAATAAAGCAAGCAAATCTAGCAAAATATAATGCTAAGTTTGATGAATTTGCAATAGTAGAAAGAGCATTAGATCCTACAGACACAACAGTTATTTTTGCAGAAAGCTCTGTTGATTTTGAAGTAGGGGTAGAGATTAGATTTTTAAAAGACAAAACCTTCGAAAACGGTGATATAATAACAGCGGGAAGCGTTGTAGGAATATCTGCATATACTGAAGGAAGCCTAAACTTTCAGATAAATTATTTGGAGGCTGCTAGAAACATCTCTACTTCAGAGTTGGATGATTTATATGAGTTTGTAAACGGAGATAAGCCCGTGCTATATTTCAATGGAACCAGCTTGCCAACTTTAGATTTACAGCAAAGACTTTTGGCTGCTGGAGTTGTAGCCCATATTGGAAGGTCCAGCTCTTTAGGAAAGATAAAAGATTTAACAAAATATTTTGCAGGTCAAACTGTAAACAGTGAAGACTTAAATTATTTAATAAGATTAATTAATCAGAGAGGAATCGACAAGAATGCTGATTTTACAAAATTTTGTTATAATGCAAATGTGCCTAATTTAGATTTGTCAAGTATTCAATTAGAGTCTCCTGATTTTACAAAAATGTTTCAAGGAAGCATTATTTCTGGATTAAAGCTGCCAAAGGTACTTAACAGTGCATATTCTGTAAAAGACATGTTCGAGTCTTCAACCATAACAGCTAATTTGGATTTAGAAGGCATCGTTGATGTAGGAACTAAAAGTGTAGAGAGTTGTTTTTATAACACAACAACATCGTTTCCAATTGATATAACATCTTGGAAATTTAGCGAAATTAAATTGTTTGAATACATGGATGAGTTTATTATCAATTCTTATCTGAATGACTTTAAAGTATCACAAGTTTCTAAAACTATTCTTTTAAATTCTGCCGATTTTTGGTTTAAAAGTTTAAACATAACAAATGTAAGAAAAGTTGGGCGATCCACATACAGAACTTACGAAGATACAACCAATGGGCTTTATATTCCTTATGAAGACGATACTGAATGGAATAATTTTAATCAAATCTTGGTAGCTTTCGGAGAAGAAGACATTACGGATCCAGATTTTTTTATGAAACCAGCAGGGAAAATTTATGCAAGTTGGTTTGAGATGGATCATTCTCCGAATTACAACACATGGTCTTGGAGGAATGATGGAGGGCAGGATTCCTATGATTTTAACGGATCTTGGGATGTTGGCAAATCTTTAATAGTAAATTTGCCCTACGACGACAATGACACAAATTATGATGATGCAATATCTGGCTTTGGATATTTCTCTTATGAAGAAGAAGAAAATGAATGGAATCACCTTAATGGAATCCCTACAAATACATATTCCACTAGATCCACCCACCTACGTTTAAATCAGGAAACCGATAAATTTGAAATAGTTAATGCATACAAAAATATAGTTACTGTAATTTCTGATGCAGGAAATTATACTGGAGGATTTAATGGAACTTTTTCACCAACTCCAGACTTATTTCAAGACGGAAAAGGTATTCAGAAGTACATAACGCAGACAAACGGACTAGAAGTTTTTACATCTCATATAAAAATGGAACTTTCGGATGGAAATATAGATGATCCAACACCACTGGATGTTTATAGATTGAGCTTTTTTGTTCATTTAGGAAAATATTATAATAGCGAATCTAAATTATTTAGTTACAATAAATACAAAGGAGCCTACGGCAAATTTCCATTAGTTATTTTTAAATTTGAGAAAAGATCCGCTGATTTTACTGAAGCCGAGAAATTAGAAATATATAATTATATAGAAACATTAAATATAAAAGATTATGCAGTTTCTCCGACAAATCCACGTTATGCTATTACCAATAAGACATATGCAAATCAATCTCCATTTTTATTTGGGCCGAAAATAGCAGATAAATATTTAACAATTTCAGAGCAACTCTCCGATACGGGAGACGCTGGTAGGCCAGCAAGATTCCATAGTAAAAATGTAAGTCTTGGGGAAGGTGGTGGCGGAGATGTTGAAGTGTACGATGTTAAGACCAAATCTTACCCTTATAATTTATTGTCAGAAAATAAATTGACCGAAAAAGATGAGGTTCATATTCCTGTTCCATTTGTTGAGTATAATAACTGGAATCATGCAACACAATACGATCACAGTTATCCATTGATGCTTAGATGGCAAGGTGTAGAAGAAGATATACATCTAAGATTTCTAGGAAATTACATCCAGCAAATGGGTGGTAACCCAATGTTTGATTTTTCGATTAAAAATAAAAATGTAAAGTCCGAGCCAGCTCAAATATATATTATTGCTGATGGCACTGAAGTTCTTGGCGAAAGATATTACATCACAGACGGATCGCAAGTTCAAGCTATAGAATTAGAAGAGCAAAATATTTTAATATTAGTATTGGGTATTGAGGTATTGGATGTAAATGCTGTAGAGTCAAACCAAATCACGCAAAGATTAGAGGCATGGGTTGATGACATGCTTACAATCACTCAGCCATTTCCAGAAATGGATCCTAGTTACTTTGATATTGATTATTCAAATCTAGAAAATACCTTGCGAGATGCTATAAATTCAACAAATAATTTTGAAATATTTTTTGCTGGTTGGAACGTAACAAATCGTCAACAAGTATCTTTAACTCTTTTTTACCCAAAATGGAGTGCTGATTTTAATGCAGGAACAAGTCCATTAAGTAGCTTAAGTTTGTACAAAGACGCGGATAGAACCATACCTGCAGATAGTGTTATGAATTATGTAATAGGAGGAAGCACTCAATATTTGATTCGATTGTATTATAAGTGGTCTTATTCTTACGACACTCAAGATTTTGTGAGGCCTGGATCATTAATAGTCTTAGATTCTTCAACAGCTAACATTACATATACAACAAACACGACCAATAATTCTACCACAACTATTACTCCAAGTAATATATGCATGGTTGTTAAAGTAGATAAAGATAATATTTATTTTGTAAAAACTGGCGACACCGTCGATGTGGGTGGAGATTCTATTAATTATGGCGTGCATGATAATAACGACTTTTCTGGGTTTGCATTCAAGGCTCCAAATGCAGGGATGTCTCCTACTGTCGATTTGATAATTACTGGTGGAACAGCAGAAGAGCCAACATATGCAAGGCATTTAGAATACCCCTCCTTGCCCAGGGGGGAAAGAAACACTACTTTCCACAAAATAACTCCTAGAATAATGCATGTAGACCAATCATGGACTTCTGTAACAAACCGAGGTTGGGAAGAAAACAAACTATACTTTACTGCCCAGAAAACTAATGGAGAAACTTCAGATGGAGTAATAGTATTCCATCCAATAAGAGAGGGAGAAGATGAGGGCAAACTTATCGACAAATATCCAATTGGAGAAACTGAAAAATTACTTGGAGTAAAGGGTACATATGCGCTTTATATTGATGGCGATGATTTTAAGGATACCGAATTTTATCAGGCAGAATTAGAATCTGAATATGAATCAGTAATAGATATTCCAGCGATTGATTCGAGTAAATACGAAGAATATCCTGCTCCAAAATCAAACTTAGGCCATTACAAGGGGGGGTTTGGAAGTAAATGGGTTATTATGAGTTACGATCCACTGCAAGATGGTTTTACAAAAATTAGAGGAAAGTATACCGAAGGAAATGACGAGGTATTGAGCTCCGCTCCTTTTCAAAAATTCAATCATATAATAGGATTGGTTCCCAATGGAGAGTATAATGATCCATACGACCCAGGAACAGATTCTTTTCGAGACAGTTTGGATAGTGACTTCGACGGATATCCAGATATAATTGATCCAGCACCTTTTGATCAAAGTGTGCCAGGAAACACGATTATTACTCTAGAATATTATGATTCAGGAGAATATCAAAATGCATATGCTAGTTTTGGCCTAGGCTCGTACAAAGGAGAGTTTGCAACTTCAAGCAGGATGGATTCAGATGTACATACAATAAATATGTTCAATGATGACCCTTCCAATATTACACAAATGTATAATTGGAACGCTGGAACAAACCAAGTTACAATAGCATTGGTTGCGGGCGATCTCGAACTTCAAGAAGATTGGGAAAACATGGCTTTACCTAGTCCAACTAGTGAGGTGGAATATATTCAAACAAATGATGGATTTGGTATACCAAATGGAGTTTCTATTAATTGGGGAGATGGAGACGTTACAGATGCTAATGTAAACAATGCAGATTCCTATGTAGAAGAAACTAAAGAATTAAATGAGCAGATTGGCCCCAGAGATTCTTGGAAATATAATGGAACATATCGAATATATTTCTTTAAACACATATATCAAGATGCAGGGGACAAAACCGTAACCATAACAGGACCCTTAAAGCATTTCACAATAATGGCCGACGACATCGGACAAATCGGCACAGATGAGAGAGATAATGCTAGATATCTAGGGCTTGTTTCGAAAAATTTACTAAATAATAGTGAGTATTTAAATTGGACAGAATCTAATTTTAGAATAAAAGGAATGAGTGTTATTGGCGGAGCTGATACATTGTCTTTGGGTTCTCCTTTTTACTCTATATTTCCAAGAGATTTTTTTGATAGCGACAGGGACGAAGTTATTGAAGCCCATGTTGATGAAATTTCATGGATATCAGAACCTATTTTATACCAACATGCGAGACCAAGTGTGTGGACACTTCCTTCTGATATAACTTTTAGGTCTTACATTTGGGAAACTAATTGGGGAGGAACTAGCCAAGAGGGAGTTTCTAATGATTACATAGATCAAACATGGCATGCTAATAATTATAAATTTTCATCATATTTTATAAATGACTTGGGGGTACCTGCAGGGTTAACCAATAATCAATGGAGGGAAACCTTTTATCAGGGAGAGATTAGCGATTCAGCTATAACACTTCCGACTCCTCTTCCTATAATGACATCTTTGTTGAGCACTTATCCTTATGGATCAGAAGCTGACAGGTATTCCAACGGAGATTTGCAATCAATATGGGTAAAGAATCAAAGCCATTTGCCACAAAGCGACTTTTTTGATTGGGACGAGAGTAGCGCAGTAGTTGCAGGAGATATGATTGGATGCCTGGGTCAGGAACTTAGCTTGACGCCCCAAATATTGATTGATAATATCTCTGATAATAACGAAGAATTTTTGGAAAAAATTAAAGATGCCGTGGGCAGTGGCAATACCCACAATTTAGAAACCGAGTTCGGATATCTTTATTATGAGATGCATATTGACAGAAACAAAAAAGCTCCAGATGGGATTCTTAAAGACGAAAATGGTCAAACTACAAACACAATGACCGCATTGGGTTTGGAAAGCGCCACAGAAACAGATTATATTGACTTTGATGGCACACAAACAAATGGCACATACTTAGCCTATGGAAACCAACAGTTTTTATCTGATTTAAAATACCATTATTTTAAAGAATCTGATAAAACATTAAAATCTGTAGATCATAAATATGATAGATTTAGGGTACTATGGTTGCCATCTATAGGAGACCAAGAAAAAATAACAGTTACATTAACTGGAGACGGAACCTCAAATGTAGCCACTCTTTTTGAAGCAGCGGCTGCCAGTCAAGTCTATGAAAATAGCGATATCAAATCAACCGTTCCATCTCAAATTAGCGGCCACAACCCTTTGTTTAGTGTTCCTGTAATATACTCTTCAATTATACTTCCTTCTGATTGGACATGGGAATTGGAATTAAAAATAGATTTATACTTGAACGAAAAACACATGTTCAAGACCAGAAAGTTAATTAATGGAAATCATGTAGAAACCAAAACATGCCCATCTGAAACCTGGATAGTATTAGAAAGAAATAATACCGAAATCACAGTAGTTCCAAATAACCTGAAATCTATATTTAACAAAAATGAAAGTCATCTTAAGAATGACTCTTTACATCAAAGAGTCATGACTCAAACTGAAGGTTTAAATTCTACTGCATTTGCGGGGCAAGATCAATTTTATAACCTTCTTGAGTCACATGAACGATCAAGCAATGAAGATTACGGTCATGCTACTGACGGATCATTTGTTCTAAATCATGATATATCGAGTTTGCCTTTGGTTCATCTTTTGTCTTCCCATAATCACACTGATTTTAGGCAATGGAACAACACTTCATCTAATCCAATATCAAATTTTGTCACATGGAATGACAATCCAGTATTATTAAATAATATTCATTATATATCTTTTGGATATGGCCTATTGAATTGGTTTAATGAAACTAGATCGGCTCCAACTAGAGATACGGAAATTTCAGCATTGGCTTGGAATAAATTAAAAGCTGATGGAAATGTTCCTAGCAGTTTGAGTTATTCTTATGAAAGCATTGGGTATGCAGATAGCACAACATATCAAGCTGGAGAGCATCCATTGAATGGATCATTTGAAGGCTTAATCAGGAATGATCTCAATTTAGGTAAAAAGATTGTAAAATATCATAACTATGGAAATCCTCATACTGGATTTGGTGTATTTTTTAATCAAACAAGAAAAGAGGTTGTTGATTGGAGCTGGGGTAGTTACACGGCTCAAAATAAGCATATAGATGGAACCACTAATCATATTGCAACAAATTATTTTTCATCAGTGGGAATGTTTGAACCTATTTTAACAAGTCGACATACCGCAGGATTAAGAAATAGATTTGTGCCCAACTCGAAAGTTTACAATGAAATTCAAAATCCGTTCTTTGATCCTTCTATATTATCAGAGGACAAAATTGTAGTAGCAAGAGCTGAAATTATTCAACCAAGTTACTCATGGCAAGACCCCCCAAGCGAATGGGCTGACGTAAGTGCGACTTTAAAATATCTCGATATTATCGATAGATATAAAAATGAAGAAGGAGTGATGAAATTGCTTGAAGATGCTCATGCAGCGGGAGTTTATTTTGACGGCAGACGCTCCAAAATTGATAGTTCTCCATATGTCCGTCTCGGAGGTGGTCATCAATTTACATTTAAGGATTTAATTAAAGATGCATCTATCGAAACTAAACCGCAATTGATTAAAATTACTAAAACTTGGACTGGTACAGGAACCGAGCCTGTTGACTATGGAGCGTCTCAAATAGCCGTGCCGCTTGGATTGATAGAGGGCGGCTCAAAGATAGTTTTAGGTATATTACAACAGGATGTCGCCGCTGGGCTGATTATCAATGACGGAGTTATTGGTTCATATCATTTAACAAATAATTTATTTAATTTAACTCCAAGTATGAGGCGAACGAATTGGGATGTTTATGACCCTTCATATTATCTCCATCTCGACGGAATTTCTGTAATAGTCGTGTTTAACGTTTCTGACAGAGGGGACATTTGGGAAGTTTATAAAGAAGATTTATACGAATGGAATGTAAGTTACATTGATAGCAAGAAACCGTTAAAGTTAAAATTAAAACTTTCCGAAAGAGGGTCATTTTGGGAAAAAACTAAGCCAAAGCACCACGATCCAGAAATTACAAACACAAATCAAACTAGAAAATATTTTGGATTAGATTGTTCTCAATCAATGAAAGTTTTGGCACCAACATTGTCAGCAAGTAACAGGTATAATGAAAACGAATATATTCAAGATTATACATGGAGCAATGTATCCGCAGATCTAAGCTCAATAACGCTACCAGCAAAATCTAGCAATAATGATGGAGACCAAGCTCATTTCACAATGAATTACATGATAAGTGCAGGTCAAGGAAACTTAATTCCAGCTGGTGCATTTAATTCTTATGGATGCAATGATATGGTTACATTAAAAGATGAGCTTCGGTCGAACAATCCGATCCCTTTTCGCTCTAATTCTTATACTTTCTCATCGCTTGGATACAATAAAAGGAATGATGGTTATTTATACAATTATCCGTTTGAACAACGAATATTCATTGGGTATCAGGGTTTGAATTTTAATGGAGCAGCTGGTTACAATAACATTAAAACAGGATTACCTCCTTTTTTCGTGGGAAGATTTCCTGCAAGAAAAATTTCTGAGCTACAAGGCACATCCGTAATTTTTAGATGTCAGTCGGCTAGTGAAACTGGGAAATTTGTACAAAAACCACTTTCTATTGTAGAGAGAATTAGTCATAAAAATCAAATTGCTATAGGTGCTTCAAACAAAAATTCATTAAATACAAATTATAATGATTATAATTTATCAAATTTTTCAGAAAGTTTAATGTTCTTTGCAGATGACTTATCAAATCCATCAAACAGTGGAATAGGAAGTGGACTAAACAAAAAAAATAAAGTAGAATATGTTGATCTCAGCAAAATGGTTATCTTTAATGGAGCAAGCAGAATGCTGGGGGGATTTTTCAACAATCTAATTATTGATGACATTGACTTGAGTTCTATAGACATAACAAACAATTCTATTACTACTCCGTGTATAGAAGGAGCACAAATAAAAAATCTTAAGTATTTTACAATCAATGATGACAATTTGTCGCCCGAGGCACTTTTGGGATCCAAATTGGACATGGTTTCCAAACTCGAAGAACTTCATACCAACTTAAATAAGCCTTCTAGTATAAATATAGAAGATAGATATTGGTATAAAATCTTGAGACCTCACTTGCGTGGAGATAAATCATGGGGGATTGATACAAATTCGTTTATATTTGGTTCTACAACAGTGTATAGAGGTACTCCCCCAGTATACGTAGATGGTAAAGCAACATATCCATATCAGCCTGAAATGGGGCAACTTTATAAACATAGTAAAGATGCTTATGGATATATAAGTGGTTATGCTTATTATAATTACCTGGGCCTAGTTATTATGGATGCTGGTCCACTAAATTTTTATAGTGGAGATTGGAGCAAAGGCGATGTAGTTTGGATGGGAATGTCAGTTGCAGAAGATATAGATGAAAGTGGAGAACTTTACATTGAAGGATCAAATCTTCCTGGGGGAAAAATTATTCTCAAAAAGAAAGGCTCTGCAGATGCGGTTTCTCATGGAGGGCAAACCTACACATATACTACAATAGCCCCAGAGGTTGAACATAGTCTTTCTAATTACAATTATAATTGGACCAATCCTAATAATCGAAGATTTAGATTTACCAATCAATTTATAAAAATGGATTTCGATTTACAAGATGATGTAGAGCTCAAATGCGATTATACGCATTATCAAAATAAATCATTAACTCAGATCATTGATGAGTTGCCAAAAAAGTATTATAAAGACGGAGAATACTATTATGATTTTGAAAAAGCTAGAAAAATGATGCCGTTTTTATTATACAGAATGATCTGTACAGATCAACTACATTCAGCAAGAGGTAGTCAAGAAAGCAACAGTGATACTGGCATTCCAACTGAGGCAGCCATGCTTACAAATCAAAAAACAATGAGATCATTTGGTACGATCTGTGCCTCTGAGTTTTCTTCTTTAGAAAATTTAGATATGTCTAGTGTTAAGGCTAGATATGCTGGAATTCATAACCTTTCAGCTCATGGAATAAATCTTAAAAAGGGTGTAGATTTGGACATTGGTTGGATGAAATATTTGCCTAAATTCGGAGGTAATCCAGCATATAATAGGAGAATGGGTCATCCTTTAACTTTTAATATAGATTGTTATGTAAATTCTCAATCTACATTTTTAGATTGGATGGAATCTTTTGAGAAATTAAAAGATAGTGAAATAGAGATGCCGTCTTGGTTTTTAGGATTCAGGAATAAAGCCTATACCGACAAATTTTACGATTTCATGAGTACTGCTGGCACAGTACAGGGATACTCTAGCTATTCGAATACTGCGTGGAGCAAATCGCTTTTCTTTCTTTCAGATTTTGAGAATGGAGACAATGTTCAAATTCCTTTACCTAATCATTTAAATGTTACAATTACAAATTATGATTTTGTTAGCGAGAGGGGTGCGGGATATAAATATTCTTTGCTCTTCAATTATGAACCAATTATTTTGAAATCTTTTATGGATAATGATTCTTGGCCAAATTCTCTAGACTACATAAAAGATGCAAGAAATAAATTAGGAATATCTAGTTCGTATACTGTTTCCAGGCCGATCTTGAATCCTGGCCATGCTACGGTACATTACTATGGTTGGGCCACTCGATTGCTGTTCCAAAAATAAAAACAAAGTATAAAGTTAACTTTTAGACTTTTATAATTTGCCGTGTATAATATTACATGGGAGAAAAAAGAAAATACATAAAAAAATCTAATTATTGGTCTAAATTTAAAGGTAAACCTGTTGAGAAATCTATAGCAAATACTGTGGAGCCAGTGAGTGCTGGAGATACATACTATGTTTCTTCCGCAGCTTGCTATACAGGGGGGCAATCAGGATCTACACGTGGAAGATCATCACACAATCCGTCAAGAGCAAAAAACAACAAGTATACCAACATTAGAGAAGGTATGCTTCCATACACAACCTCAAGAGATGGAGTTGATGTAAGAGATGCAATAGAACTTTGTCAAAAAGCATATGCAAATGTCCCTATATTCAGAAATGCAATAGATATTATGGCAGAGCTGGCAAATTCTCCAATTTATGTAGAAGGAGGAAATGAAGCGGCTAGAAATTTTGTGGAAAAATGGTTTTCTAAAATTAATTTATGGGCATTAAAAGATCAGTATTTTAGAGAGTACTATAGGAGCGGAAATGTATTTCTTTACAGATTAGACGGAAAATTTACAACAGAAGACTTTATTAAATTAAATAAAATATATGGATCTACTAATTTGATTAAACCTAATCATATACCAGTTAGATATGTTTTGCTTAATCCTTATGATATAGTTGCAACACGCAGCACATCCTTTAAGACAAATTCTTACAAAAAAATACTTTCTGAGTATGAATTAGAAAGACTGCAAACTCCAAAAACAGAAGAAGACAAAGAAATTTTCAATAGCCTACCTGAAGAGGTCAAAAAAAGAATAAAAGAGGGAGGTTGGGCACAACAAGGAATTAATGTGGATTTAGACCCAACAAAATTAAGTCATTCTTTTTACAAAAAACAAGATTATGAACCATTTGCAATACCTTTTGGATTTCCTGTGCTTGATGATATAAATTGGAAAATAGAATTAAAAAAGGTTGACCAAGCAATTAGTAGAACTATAGAGAATGTTATTCTCTTAATAACAATGGGTAATGATCCAGATAAAGGAGGAATTAATCCAAATAATTTAAATGCTATGCAAGCTCTATTTCAGAACGAAAGTGTAGGAAGAGTTTTGGTCGCAGATTACACAACAAAAGCGGAATTTATTCTACCTGATATAAGTAAGATTATCGGGCCGCAAAAATATGAAATTGTAAATGAAGATATTCGTCAAGGGTTGCAAAATGTCATAGTTGGAGATGAAAAATATAAAAACACCCAAGTTAAAGCAGAGATCTTTTTAGAAAGATTGAAGGAAGCGAGACAATCATTTGTTCATAACTTTTTACAACCTCAAATTAAATTAGTTTGCCAACATATGGGATTTAAATCTTATCCAACTGCAAAATTTGAAGAAATTGACATAAAAGACGAGGTTCAATTACAACGGGTTGTAACTAGATTAATAGAGATGGGAATTTTAACTCCAGAGCAAGGAATTAATGCAATTAAAACTGGAATATACCCAAGAGCTGAAGATATTGAGCCAGCACAAGAAAGATATCTTGAAAAAAGAAAAGAAGGAATGTACAATCCATTGGTTGGTGGACTCCCAATGATTGATGTTGATGGAGATGGCACCGTAGACACTGCTGGACCAAGTCAAACAGAAACGCCAAATAGCAATAAAACTCCAACAAAAAAAAGTGGAGGCAGGCCAGTTGGTAGACCAAAAGGAACTACTGGAATTCCTCGCAGCGTTAATGCTCAAGAAATATATTCAAGAAAAGATATTCAAAACATTGTTTACAAAATAGAAGAATTAAAATGCCATATCGATGCATCTTTAATCGAAAAATATAAAGTTAAAGAATTAAGCGATGACCAAAAAGATTTGAGTCAAAATTTATGCACATCAATTGTTTTATCTAAAGAAAAGAGCATGTGGAAAAGAACTGCGAATAGCTGTTTAAAGAATTTCGAAAACATAGAAAAGCTTTCTTTTATTAGCGACATTGTGGAAATATCTGAAGCCCATCAACTTGAGACCTATCCAGCCGCATTATTATATCATAGTAAAAATAAGTAATTAAGTTTTTTTTGTGTATATAATATAATATGCGCAAGCCATTTAAATATACTGCATCATTTGATAGTGAAATAGTAGCTTCAGATGAAAATATAAAAGAGTCCTCGCAAGTTCTGCAGGCATCATTAGATTCATTAAAAAGTTTAATGCCAGCTGATATCGATTTAGAGGCGAATATTGATTTACTTGCTGTAGCATTTAATGCTGCGGTTGTTAATGTTTTTAATAGAAATCATGATGGCATAAACACAGATGTAGCAAAAGCAGTATATAAATACTTCTTGCATAAACCAACTAATATAGAACATAAAAAAGAAAAAGTAGTTGGGCATATTGTATCTTCTGGCCTTTCTTCTTTTGGTGATAATCAATTAATTCCAGAAGAGTCAATTGGAGGAGAGTATGATCCATTTAATATAGCGTTATCTGCTGTTATATATAAAACTGTAAATAAAGATTTTGCTAATTTAGTAGAAAGATCTTTAAATAAAGAGGATTCATTATTTAATGCAATATCCGCAAGCTGGGAAATTGGATTTAATGATTTTGTTATTGCAGTGGGGAGCAAAAATCTAAAGGAGGCTGAAATTATATCTGACCCAAAATATATAGAAGAATTCAAAGGATATTTAAAAGCTTTTGATGGAGAAGGGTTGATGGACGACGGAACCGAGGTATATCGCTTAGTTTCTGGAGATGTATATCCTCTGGGAATTGGATTCACCACCAATCCAGCAGCTAATGTAAAGGGATTAATACAGTTAGAAAATAAAAAAAAAGAAGAGGAAGTTGTTGAAGCTGAGCATGAAGAACCAGAAAAAATAGAGATTGACTTGAGTAATTTTTTAAAAAAAATAATAAAAAGTAAAAAAAATTTTTCACATAACACAAAAGAAACTGTAATTTCAAACAAAGATAATTTTAATTCAGACATTAATACAATGGAAATGAAAGACCTAATCAAAGAACTAAAAGAAACCATTCAGGCTTCTACTTCTGATAAATTTTCGGAAGAAGCTGTTGCGAATGTAATTAAAGTAGTAACTGAAGCCATCAAGGATCGCAGTGAATCTTATGTTGCTGAGCGCGCAGAAATCGAAAAACAAAAAGAAGAATTGGCTCAAGCCAAAACCGAAGCTGAAGAAAAAATTAAACAAATGGAAGAGCAACTTGCTTCCACTCAAGAGAAACTCGCTCAAGTCGAGTCAGAACAACAAGCCGCTAAGGCATCTCAGTTGTTTAATGATCGAATGGATTCACTTGATTCAGAATACGAATTGTCAGACGAAGATCGTAAGATTATTGCTTCTGACATAAAAGATCTTGATGATTCTGAAGAGAGCTTTGCTTCTTATCAAGAAAGAATGGCTGTAGTATATAGTCATAAAAGCAAAAAGTTCATCGAAGAGCAAGAAAAACAATTTAACGAAAAAGTAGAAGCTGCTGTACAGGAAAAGATTTCTAAAATGTCTTCGTCTGAGGCCTCTACCGAAGAAGTTACCGAAGAAGTTGTCGAAGAGAGTGTAGAAGAAGTTCTTGACAACGTTGAAGCTTCGGAAGATATTTCCTCGAACAACGGTGAGTCGACGGAAAAAGAACTTACGCTGGCGGAAAAGTTCCAACAAGCGTTTTCAAAAGAATCTATAACAATTAAATATTAATACATCATGGCACACAGATTATTACCATTCAGACAGTATGACGAAAACGATGTTGTAAATCTTTTTGCGCTGGACATTTCTAGTATCACAGATTTTCAAACAAAGTTGCCATCATCTGACGGCATTAACGCAGACGGAGTTCTGGTAAAAGTTTCCAATGGAGACGGCACAGGAGGAGACGTTAACGATTACGGAACAGAAAATGGCGACATGTTCGCTACTTATAGTTCTCCAATCGGACGCAACCCTTATCCGTTCAACCCATTGCGAGTAACACCTGCAACTGCTGGCGATACAGCAGCTATTGGTCTTACATTGAACCAAACTCTTCACATCGACGAAAACGGAGAAAAACTTCTTTTCAATCCTGTAAAGAAGGATGAGCTTCAAGCAGTTCTTTCTGGTCAAACAGTACCTGTTCTTTCCAAGGGAATCGTTACATTGAGTGCATCAGCATTTGATGTAGAACCAGACGAAGCTGGAGCTGCTCTTTATCCTGCAGCTGGCGGAAAACTGAGCACAACTGAAGCTGCAGGATCAAAAGTGGCAACAGTATTGAGTTCTGGAACTCGTACATCTTCTGCAGTTGGAACCGACAGCTTGGCTGGAAACTACTATGTAATCAAGCTCGATTGCTAAACGATAACAATTTAACAAAAAAAGGTTAAACAATGAATATTACACTTAAAAGAACCGAAGAGCAGGTGGAGTTAGTTAAAGCTATGGCTTCCCGCGACCGCGATGTCGCTTATGAAGCACAACAAGCACTGGCCGCATTTATCGGACCAGTACTTGCTGAAGTTATTGACCAAGCTCCAACAATTAGTAATCTTTTCACCTCGTTCTCTTTTGCTGCAGACGACAATCCAAGCATTCCTTTGGATTTGTACTATGACGTAACTGATGACGAGTACATCAAAGTTTACACAACTAATCGTCCTGGCGGATTACCCTCCAGTCATGTAACTCCAACACATAGCGAAATGAAACTCGCCACTTACCGTTTGGAAAGTGCTGTTGATTTTGACAAACGTTATGCTTCTCGTTCCAGACTTGATGTGGTTAGCAAGACCATGACTCGTTTGGCTCAAGAAATTCTTCTTCAACAAGAAAGTGCTTCTGCAGGCTTGTTGTTTGGAACACTTGCAGACGCTGGTAGCACACACTTCTTAGATAGCGCAAGTGCTGGAAGTCTTACTCTTGACGATTTCAATAATCTTTTAACTCAAGCAAAACGAAACAATCCTGCATGGACAGGTGGCACACCCGAGCGTTCTCGTGGCATCACTGATCTGATTGTATCTCCAGAGGTTATTCAAAGCCTTCGTGAGCTTGCTTACAATCCCATCAATACCAAGGGAGCTGCTAATATAGATGGCGCTGCTGAATCAGGAGTGATTGCAGCAAATGATTCATTGCGTCAAGCATTGTTCTCTCAAGCTGGCATGCCTGAGTTTTATGGTGTTTCCCTTATGGAAATCTATGAACTTGGCAAAGGTCAAAAATACACCAATGTTGCTAAAAAGCTTATTGGTAGTGACTTTACTCGGGACGATATTGTAGTGGGTCTTGACCGCTCTCGCGAATCTATGCTTCGTGCTGTCGCAGTTGATGCTGAGTCTGGAACAAGCCTTACTGTTTCTGCTGACGATCAATATGTAACACGTTCAAAGAAGATCGGTTACTATTGTGAGCTCGAAGAAGGTCGTACAATTATTAGTGATCGCGGATTGCTCGCTATGCAAGTATAATTTATATTTTAAATTATATTTCTTTTCAAAAAATCCACCTTCGGGTGGATTTTTTGTTTCTACAATTTACTATAAAAGTGTATATAAAAATAAGGAGTAAATAATATGGCCAAGAAAAAAACAAAACAAATGAAATTGGAGGAACTAAATTTTATGGACGGAAAAAATCATGATGAAGATAATCATCAACTTGCTAAAGATATAGAAGACTTGTTAATGCCAGACACAAATCCATTTGGAACAAACTCAATGGAAGACTTGGAAAGTATGCTAGAAGGCATGAATTTAAGACAAGTACAAGAAGTCGCTGTAAAAGCTAGTGTATTCCCATCTGGGAATAAAACTTCTTTAAAAAACAAAATCAAAAAAGAGTTTAAAATGAAATATCTAACCAAAGATGGAGGTAGGCGTAATTATGCAACTTCTGAAGGTCCAGTGGTGAAAGATAAAGATTTGGCTAAAGAGATTTCTAATATACTTAATGGGCGATGACCTATCAATTCGATTCCTCTATAAATGAATATGGGAATCTGGCTTCTGGAATATTTTTATACGATTTTGATGAAGAATACTCAGTAATTAGGCCAGAGTATATATCTGGCTGGCTTGATAACAATATTGGCGAATTAAATGTATTAATTCACAAATGCTACGAAGGTGGTAGTCCTGGATTAGGCAACGAAGAGCAAGCGATTTACAGGCAATTATTTTTAAAATCTTTTTATGGCAAACTAGCTAGAAAAACATTAATGGGTGTTTCTGTTACTGAAACTATTCCAGTAGAAGGCAGTACATACAATCCAACAATGTCAGATTGGATAGAGCTAAGAGAAGGTGATAGCTACATAAAAAGACAAGTAACTACAGCAAGCCCTTCCACAAAGGTTTCTGCGTCTAAACAATATTCATCATATGCACAAGAGGCAGAACTAACTTTGAAAGATTTAATATTCAAATATAATAATAATATTGCATTTCCAAGACAAGTTGTTCCTGGTTTCAGTTATGCAGAAGCTAGCGAAAAAAAACAAGATGTGGGATATCCTGGAGTGGGATATCCTGGAGTTGGGTATCCTTCTTAAAGCCCTTGCATTTTTATTAAATCATCCATAGTTAAAGATCCACCTTTTTTTGCTGCAGCTTGATGCAGGGAAGGTTTCTTAATAGAAAGTTCTTCACTAGAAATGCCTAGGTCATTATAATCAGATTCACTTGCCCCAAAAACAGTTGATGCCCCTTCTTTTTGTAAGTTTTCTTTAGCTTTTTCTCTTGATTTAGATTCAGAACTATATGCTAGCAATTTTTCAGGATCTTTTCTAACATCTTCTGGTATATCTGGATGTTGGTCTATAATATTTTTAAAAACTTTTTGATAGAGACATAAAATCAATTGATTGCTGGTTAGATCAATTAATGGTTTTCCGAATACATCTTTAGGGTTATCGCTTACATACATATAAGGAATAAAAAAATCTTGAAGTATAATTGATTGTATATTCTTTTCAGAAAAAATATACACAAAAGAATTATTTATTTTGGTAAGATCTGAAATTGCGCTTCTAGGGAGATCTTCAAATTCATCTTTTCTGAAAAATTTATGCGTCAATAAAGGATCTTTGTAGAGTATATTATATATAAATCTTTCTCCAGCAACTTTATTAGAATAAATTTCTGATGTTTCACCTATTAAGGCTTCGAGTATATCCTTTTTTTTATTTAAAAAATTTAATTCTTCATCAATTAAATTCTGTATCTTTTCTTTTTCTGATTTGATTATTAACTCATTCTTTGTTTTACTTAAAGAATTTATATAATTTTCTTGACTTAATATAAAAGCATCATCTTTTTCAAGCCATTCTCCAGATTCAATTAAGGTTTTTTTTCTAGATTCTCGCGAGGGAATCCCTCGTTTTTGAGCATCAATATTTAGTTTATTTACGGTCTCTTCAAAATATAAAAGGTCTCCGTCTTTTACATGTTTTATGAAAACATCTTTTTTTTTATAATTTACTATTGTATAACCTTGACATACGTCCCTGAAAATTTTCTTAAAGAAATTTTTGTCAGAATCATCATACATTTCCAGAATCTATATCTTCGCTAATCTTATCAAAATCTTCTCTGGAGACATTGGTACTGAAGTACCAAAAACTTATAAGCGTTGCTATTTTATCTTTTACGAGATCGAATATTTCGTGACCGTTTTCGTCTAAATCATAATATTGATCGATTTTATCAACAGATTCAACTTCGTCAAAAAAAGGAATGATTTCATCTTGTTCTGATTCTTGATAAAAAGAAAGATGGACAAGATACCAAATTAGAACCTTGTTTTGTGCCTTTGTGTCTGCTGTATGATTAAAAAGAGATGAATAACTGGTTTCCATATCCACTATATCTCTCCTTAGGCTTGCCATCTCTCCAAGAAGGTTTTCAAGTTTTTTTTCATCTTGTTTGTTTTTTTTGGGCTGAGATGAGAGTCTGGAGTACTTATTTTGAATAGAGCCTAGTTCTGCGTAAGATTTAGTTAGGAGTTTTGCATCATCTTCGGACAGTAATCCTCCTGAGTCGCTGTATTTTTTTGCTAACATAGCTTTTGTTAAAATGCCTCTTTTGATACACTTGCTCATTTCTATACTATATTCAATGTCAGCTTCTTCAAGATCTCTTCGACTGGGATCTTTTATGATTATCTTATAAGGAACTGGAGTTTTCACTACCTCTGTGACAGTGTATTCTTCCACTTTTCCAGTCTTTGGATTCTTTTTCTTTTTGACAATATCCTGTTCTATTTCTTTATCGATATCAACACTAAAACTATATAATTCTTTCATTGCTTATTATAATAATATTTATTTTTATTTTTTAAAATCAAAAGTCACTGTGAATTTTTCTAAATCTTGATTTTGATTTCTCATGGAATCATTTCCTTTGTCCAAAACGGTTTTTCTTAAAAATTTCATTTTAGATTCGTCTAGATAATCTGCCTGATCTATAAAAGTTGAATATTTTTCAGGTAGATTTTTTTTTAATTTATCAAAATGAATATCATGATCATTTTTTAAATTTTCCAGAATATTAAGAAAAGATTTAAATAAATCTTTCATATGCCTTTCATACCTTTCTTGGAGGAAAAATTTGTGAAAATCACTCATGGTTTCTTATTATAAGTATAAAAGTTATTTTTTCAAAATATAAAGTGTATATATTTATATGGGATTATTACCTGCAGATGTTCAAAAACAAATAAATTCTCAATTAGATAGGGAGCTGGGCAACCGAATAAGGAAAGATATAAAAGCCCAATTTGAAATTATTAAAATAAAAATGATCAGTGATTTTAATAACCATCCAGTAACCAGAGAAATTGATGCGGGTCCAGATTCATCCAATATTAGCGAAACATTAAATGGGTACGGGAATTTATTTAGCTTTATTGGTTTTGCTGAGGGTCAAGATCCACTGATTGAAGTAAGAAGAGAATTGAACCAAGTTTTAATAAGGAATATTTCATATAAAAATGGCAAGTGGGATTTTATTATTCAAAATGAGCCTACTAGGGAAAAACTATTTTCATTAACACCAATTCCATGGGCTCCAGGCAGGAGTTGGATGGATGGGATAGAAACTGGGCTATCAGGACTAGGGCTTTATTTGTATGATCCAGAAAAAGATTTTGGAGAAGAATCTAATTCTGGAACGGCGATACAATTAAAAGCCAAGAAAAAATCAAAGAAAGCATTTGGTGGGAGCTCTACAGGTGGAGCAATAAAACAACAAAGATCAAGATATAAAAGAACATCTTATATGTCGACCATATTAAAACAATTTAGGTACTCTATATCAAAATTAAGAGATATAAAATAAAATGAAAAGTAATTTTGGGCATAATGCTACTACAAGTTTTACCTTATGGCTAGAGTATTTCTTGCTCTCGAAAGGAGAAGCTTACAGTAATTTTGAAAGCAATTTATATTTTATAGAAGATCCTAGACTTCCAGAAGGGTTTTTTAGATACAGTAGCCCCTATAAACAATGGGCTTATGAAACTATAAATGAAGAAATAAACATTCCTCAATATATAATAAAAGACTCTGAGATACAGATTAATAGACAAAACAAAAATTTTGGTTATTTTGTTGATTTTCAGAATGGGGGCATAGTGGTTACTGGGGAAAAAGCGAGGGCTAATTTGGATTTGAAGGCTGAATATTCAGCTAAAGAGTTTAATATTTATAACACAAATGAAACGGAAGAAAATTTAATAATAGAAAATAAATTTGAACAAAATAGTAGATTTGCTATTAGTGAATCACCGATACCTCCATATGACATAGTAACTCCAGCAATATTTATAAATACAGAATATATTCGCAATGAACCCCTTTTCTTTGGAGGAGAAGATAAAACAACTATTTTCTTTAAGACAGTGGTATTTGCAGAAAACTTATACCAGTTGGATGGTGTACTGTCTCTACTTGCAGATTCTAGACATGTGGGATTTTATAACTGTGATTTTGGAGATCATCCAATAAATGAATATGGAGATCTCAAAGACTTAGACGGATATAAGTATACAGATTTTCATGAAAGCAAGCTTAATGAACCAACTTTTTATATAGATAGAGTTTCAACATCAAAAATAGCAGAAAATGCAAGTAAATTTATATCTCCATCATTATTTGTGGGATTTATTGATTTTGAGGTGGCGACAAGCAGATTCCCTAGATCAATTTAAAAATTTAAAAATTAATAAAAAATTTCACATTAAAACACATTTTCTGTAATTATCAGTAACATAATCTTTATTTTCAAATCCAACAAGTAAAAAATCATGGCTAGAAACAGAGTAATTTATCAAAGCGAAGCTTTATTCGTAAGTCCAGTATCGACTGGCGCAAATTTTCAATGTACTGCTCTATTATCAGGGATGGGACCAACAGGCGACAGCAAAGTTGCAAGCCAAAACGCTCCTTCTGGTTTATTTAAGGGAGCTTTCCATACGGGAAATCCAATTGGGTATTTAGGTTTTACCAATCCAATTGGATTGGGTCAAGATCCATTCGTACTTAAAAGCATGGATACTCCTGCAGAGAGGTTTCTTCACGAAGATATTATTAATTTGTCAGGAGTAGCCGTTACCGCAGCATCTGGAGAATTTGAAGTTTTCACGGGTCAACGTTTTGACACCCCTTCTTTTGCTATTGACTATACCAAGATAAATGAAAATCCAATAACAGTTTCTGCATTACAGCAAAATGGCCCAGGAGGAATTTCTTTATATACAGATGCAGCTGCATGGAATGCGGGATTAGAGAAATATTACGAAGTGGATCCTGCTACAAATTTACCTTTTATCGCGGATAAAAACACAGTACCAGTTGGGCTTTTATTGCAGCCATTTTATGGAGATTATGAAAATTTAGTTCAGCAAATTCATAGAGTTCAAAGCGCAAACTATAGCTTTACAATTAATCGTACAGATGTTAATGTATTTGGTCAGCTGGCTAGAATTGATAGCATCTCTCTTGAGCCACCCACAGTTAATCTTGATTTCACATATTATCCAACAGATGGGTTCAATGAAAGAAATTTAGGTTTATATGTGCAATCCCCTAGCGACAATGTAGGGTTAATGGGCGGCACTGACGTTGTCAATGCAGCAAAAGATTTAATGAAAACCGACAAAGCTGGTCAGAATTATTATATTTTAACCACTCCTGAAAATTCAGATGCATTTAATACAGCTTCTGCTAATGGAGATAGAAGTGTAATCGGTCTGGGTAATGGATATTTAACAGACTATACTTTTGAAGCTTCTGTGGGATCTATTCCTAGTGTATCTGCAACTGTAGAGCTTTATAATGCAAAATCAGATAATGGTACCATTAACATAAACACTCCAGCTGTAAATCTTACCGACGGTACACCAGTTGAGAATACTAAATTTACTATCGCTCATCCTGAATCAGATCGAGGAGATAATCGTGGAATGGTTCCTTCAACAGGAAGTTTCCCAGAATCTCAAATTACTGCACTTCGACCAGGAGATATTAAACTTGAAATACCTAATGAGCTTGGGATGTTTTCAACAATTGAGGGTGAGGACGGATTTAATATTCAAAGCTTTAGTATTTCTTTGCCTCTTAGTCGTACACCTATCGAAAGAATCGGATCAAGGTATGCATTCTCAAGAGCTGTAGATGTGCCAGTAACCGTATCAATGAGCGTTAATGCATTAATCGGAGAGCTTGGTACAGGGAATCTTGCAAAACTTATAGATGATTGTAATGAATACAATGTAAGGGTAAAAATTAAAGCTCAAGCTTTATGTGGAACCCCATATACCAGTGAAAATCGTACAGATGCTATGATATTCGATTTTAAGGGAGCAAGGCTTGATAGCGAATCCATTTCATCAGACATCGGAAGCAACAAAAGCGTTGATCTTTCTTGGAGTGCTCAATTAGGAGGACTTGAAGATTTGGATCATGGTGTATTTATATCTGGGTTAAATAATACTAGAATTCCAGAACCATCACCAATTCCTGGCAGACAGAACTTGAAAGAGTACATATCTAGGCCAGACGATGCAATTCTTGGAGACGAGTAATAAAAATTACAAAATATAACTAAACTTTAAACCCCCATTTTTTGGGGGTTTTTTGTTTTTAAGTGTAATTCTTATTTAAGGAATAAGGTAATGCCAATAAAAGTCAATGTAGTTCAAAAAGGGTTAGAGGAGTCTATACAAAGGGCTGCTAAAAACATTAACTCAAAAGGCTTGCATGTAAACATAAATGACAGGCAATTCACTAGACCTTTAGGAAAAATAACTGGCTCAGTAAGCGAGTTTAATAAATCCTTAGAAGCTTCTAATGCTCGTGTTTTGGCATTTGGAGCATCTGTTGGAATTATTCAAGGAGTTCAGACCGCATTTAAAGCATTGATTTCCAGCGCTATAGAGGTAGAAAAAAAGTTGACAGAAATTAATGTTGTAATGGGATTAACCTCCAAACAACTAGAAAATTTTGGGTCAAAATTATTTGATGTAGCAAGAAACACCGCTCAAAGTTTTTCGACTGTAGCCTCTGCTGCAACAGAATTAGCCAGACAGGGCCTTACAATGGAAGAGACCTTAAAGAGGACGAATGATGCTTTAATATTAACAAGATTAACAGGTCTAGACGCAGCTTCCGCTGTAAGCGGATTAACGGCAGCTTTAAACACTTTCAATAAAGCAGGTCTTGACTCAACTCAAATTTTAAGCAAAATGGCCGCAGTTGATGTTCAGTTTGCGGTTAGCACGGAAGATTTGATAGATGCCGTATCCAGAGCTGGAGCTGTTGCGAATGATGCTGGCGTAAGTTTTGATCAATTAATGGGAGCTGTAACTGCAGCTCAACAAATGACCGCAAGAGGCGGTAAGGTAATTGGAAATAGTTTTAAGACTATATTCACTAGAGTCCAAAGGTCAAGCACTATAACGAGACTAGAAGAGTTGGGTATAGCAGTAAGAGATATGATGGGAAATACTCTTCCTGCAATAAGCGTATTGGAAAATTTAGCAAAAACATATGATACTTTAGCAGATACCACAAAAGCCGCTGTTGCAGAACAAGTAGGTGGAGTATTCCAAATTAATATTTTAAAAGCAGCAATAAAAGATTTGTCAGAAGAAAATAGTATTTTGGCTAGAGCCACACAGTTGTCCTCTCAGGCAACAGATGAAGCTTATAAGAAAAATGAATTATTAAATCGATCATTAGATGCATTAGTAAATCAGACAGGTGCAAGTATAAAAGAACTGGCGGCTACAATTGGTGAAATTGGATTTTCTGACAGCATGAAGGATTATCTTTCTTTTATTAATGATCAAATTAAGGGGTTATCTAATTTATTAAGCGAAGAAAAAGGAGAAAAAGATGGAACAAATTATTTTAAAGGTTTTGTTTCTGGCTTAGGAAAGGTCATAATGGGACCTGGGTTGGCTGCGGGATTGGTTGTATTAACAAGCCTTGCTGCCAAAACGTTTGCATTCCTAGGGGGAAGTGTTAAAGAGCTACTAGGAATGGTTTCCGCAAGTCAAAAACAAAAACAAATACAGGAGTCAATCGTTGCTGTATTAGCAGAAAATTCCTCACTTCAAGCGAAATTGTTATCTCAGGAAGGAAATAGAGCTGCACAAGAAAAGACAATATTGGGAATACTACAAGCTCAAGCAAGAGAACAAGCAAGAATATCTTCATTGGCTTCTAGGGTAGCTCCAGTAATCGCTCAAAGAGGCTATGGCCCGAATCTACAGAGAACTAGGGCAGATGGACACATTCCAAATTATGTAAGCAAAGAAGAGGAGTTGAGAGAAAGACGGGGTGCAATTAAATCTGGTTACACCCCAGGAAAAATAAAATCCATGATACTTCCTGGAGAGGGTAGGGTGGTTTATAACTCTTCTGAAAATGTTAAGAAATTCGCAAATTTAAATCAGCCTGCAATTATGCCGCCCGAGTCAAGTGTGGCTGGCAGAAAATACAAGTCTAAATTCAAAAAGAAACATGGTTTTGATCCATACAAAAATGATGGTTTGATTCCAAATTATTATCAAGCTGCAGGGGCAAGCGCTAACTTCGGTAATTTTACGGCAACAAAAGCTTTTGGTTATGGTTGGCATGGCCCAGGGGGAGGGGGAGGCGGAAAGTCCGCAGCTAGCGGAAGCCAGCAAAGAGCCCGCATAAGAATCCCTGGGGGCGGCGGAGGAAGTGGAACTAGAGGCCTGTCATTTTCTTCAAGTGAAGGGTTTGTTCCAAATTTTATGAAGTTAAACGCTTCAAGTTTGAAGTCAATAAAAAATTTACAAAGCAAAACTGTTTCGCCCAAAATTAATTCTAGTAAATTTGATGAAATCATAACCGAAAAGGTTCAATTGCTATCATTATTATCTGACAACAAATTTAAGTCATTAGAATATTTAACTTCTGGAAATAAATTAAAAACATTTCATAGCGCAAGAAATAATGTGCATAAGTATAAGAAAGGAGTTTCTGCCCCTAAAGATTATGCTAGTTGGAAAGATTTAGATGAAAAGACGGGCTCTAAAGTTTTATGGGTTGGTTCTGCAGGAGAGAAAGAGGCTGGATATAGAAGATTTACATTAGAAAAAATATTAAGCATTATGTCTGGCGGGAAAAAGTATGGTGTAAATTTATCTTCATTTAAGAATAAATTCCAAGGCATGATTCCGAACTTCGCTTTGTCTTCAACCCCGAAAGATCAAGGTGAATTTTTAAAGGGATTAAAAGAATCAAACCCTAGATTTTATAACCCTGCGGCAATAGCAAAGTATGAAACTTATAAAAATCCATCAAAACTAAATGATTTATTAAATAGCCCCAAGAATACTGTAGATGCTGTTAAGTATTTGGATAATAATGCATTGCGAAGAATGAAACAGTATATGCAGAAAAATTCCATGTTGGGAGATGCGGACTGGAAGGTTGTATCTAGGATTAATGGTCAAGAAGTATTAGGTGCAAATATCGATAAAGAACTAAGAACTGCATCTCCAAGAGAAATATTCAATTATTTAACTGGACAAACAGATAGAATTCAGGGGAATATACCCAATGCATTTTTAAGATTGAGAGATCATTCAGAAAGATCGGCAGTTGCAGAAGATATCATAGGTAGAAGTGGCATCTCTAAGATAGTAAAAGAAGAGATAGACATTATAAAAAGGAATAAAGGTAGACAGCAGTCTGCATTAAAAGAGGCAAATCTTTCAGAAAAACAAATCAGCGTTAGGGAGGAAAATCAGAAGAAATTTCAGTCCGCATGGCTCAAGGAAAGACAGAGACAAATAGAAAGTTCCATGATGGAATCTATGTCTTCATTAAATAAATCTTCTTCGTTTGATCCTGTAAAAAATATAAATGCAAGTTCATTCCGAAAAAGCTGGAATGATATGGAATACAATAGGTACTTAGAAAAAATCGGCAAAGGACAATCTGTTTCAAAAGCATTTAGGGAGGCTCAATACATGTATGATCCAGACCTTTTTAAAAATACTGGTTTAGTAAAAAGAAGATTGAGAAATAAAGGTCATATTCCAAATTTTGCAAAAATAGCATCTACTGGAGCTCAAAAAATATTAGATAAGAATCCTGAGTTTTATGGAGCAGCAAATGATGCAATAAAAAGAGAATCATCCTTCGGATTAACTCCTAAATTAGTTTCAGCCCCATCTTTAAGGGGATCTCAGAATCCAGGCTTGGCTGTAGTAAATCAAGAACAAGAAGGAGGGTCTTTGGGGAGGGCAAGAAAATTACATAAAGGATTAAATCCAAAACAAAAAACTTCAGCCAAAAAAGTTCCAAATTTTGCTTTAACAGCTGGACAAACTTCTGCTTTATATCATCAGGCAATGTATGATGAGGTTCCAAAAAGAGGCATGGATGCAATCGAGCAAAGACAGGCTGCAGTAAGAAGCAATTTAGCTCCATTTTCACAAATAGATCCTATTGTAAATAAACTCAACGATTCTTATGTGAAGCATAATCAATTAATTATGCAATCAAATTTAAGGGAAAGAATCGCATTGGGGCTATTGGAAAAAGAAAATGTATCAAGACAAAATTTTGCAAAACAATTTTTAAGAAAAGATGCGATGGCCGCAATAGCTGGGGGAGGAGGATCTCAGGCTGCATTAGCTAAATCTTATATGAAATATGACGGCGCTGAAATGATGACCAGAATGTTTACTGAAAAAGCTATGGCTGATAAATTGGGAGATAAGAAAACATCTAATGCTATCAACAGTTTAATAAAAAATGTAGAAAAACAAACAAATACACTATCAAACATTCCAAGACTGCAAGCTCAGGCATTAGAGTCTTCAGCGAGACAGATTAGGGGAGAAAACACTCTGAGTTCTAGATTTACTGGAACACAAGGTTTTAATCCCAGGGTAGCAGAACAATATTACGGAAAAAAATTTTTAGAGAGTAAAGGAATACAATCTTCAAGTAGGCAAGAGACTGCTGCAATTGTTTCAAGATTTGGCAGGGAAACTAGAGATGAATTCAAAAAATTTATGCAAGAAAAGGGTGTTATGTCATCTAATGCACAGCTTGCAAGAGGCGGTTTATTGAAAGGAGAATTCGCTGGATTAATGAGGAGCCAAAGTTCTACATTTCTGCCAAGACTTTCCCAATTAGAGGGTGCTGTAAAAAACGGCGACACTGCTACTGCAAGAAACTTAAGACGTCAATTAAATCAAGAAGCTTTAAGACAAGGCACAAGCGCAACTGCTATTGCAAAATTACAAGACACAATAAAGAATGTAGAGAGAGAAGCTAAACCATCAAAAAGAGAAGGTTATAGAGATAGGGGATTGTCCATGCAAAGAGGCGGTCAAAATTTCTCTGGAGGCTTTTATGCTGGATTGGGTGGAGGCAGGGACTTGAGTCAAACTTTAGGTGGGAAAACAGGAAATTTAGCGGGAAGAGTTGCTGGCTCAGTAGGCGGAGGATTAAAAAATTATTTTTCTAGTGCTAATAGATTGATGGCTGGAAATACTGGTCTTGCATTATCATTTGCATTACCAATGATGTCTGGAATGGTTCAAAGTCAAAAGGCAAGAGAAGAGAGGGGGGTATATAGAGACGGAAATTATGAGATAGAAGAAGGTAGAGGGAGAGATGTCGCGGCAAGCACATTAATGGGCGCTGGAATGGGTGCGATGTTCGGATTACCAGGGCTTCTAGTTGGGGGATTAGCTGGGTTTGCGAAAGCAATGTCACAGACAACTCTTACTATTCAAGAGCAAATCAAAATGAGAGAAAAAGAAATCGCCGTAATTTCTCAAAATGCTCAAGCTTTATCTTCCGTGCAAAACTTATCGACCGCGAGGGCAGAAGCATTCAGGACAGGAAGATCTGATGATGTAAATAAATTAGATTCTCAGATCAATCAAGTATTATCTGGAATTACAGAAAAATCTATAATAGATAGAGCTGTTGCGTCAGTTGGAGACCAAGATGCATTATCTAAATTACAGAAAGAAATCGGAGATCAACAAGCCACTCAAAATAATATACAAAATTTTGCTATGGCGATCAATAGCAAAAACTCAAAAAATGCGGGACTTTCTCTTGCGTCTATTATTTCTCAAAACATAGCTAACGAATTAACTACTATTGAAGATATGAATTCTGCTATCGCAGACATTAAAAGGCAATATGCAGATGCACAACAAAGCGGGAATTATTTAGAGGGAGCTGAGTTGAGAAATCTTCGAAGAATGTCCAATAGGGAGGGAATAAGCAACCGTGGATTAGGGATGGCTGGTTTTGCAGGATTGGGAACTTTTGCAGCTGGAGCTGCTTTATCATTTACTGGAGCTGGAGCGTCAATAGGAATCCCCATGATGTTAGCAGCTTCAGGGGCAGCGGCTGGAGCAGGATATTTCGGACAACAAGAAGTTGATAAATATTTTGCAGATAGAAAATTAGAACAAGCGGGAAGTCAAGGTTTTGATCAAACTTTATGGATGAATAGCCTTGTCAAGAAAGGAGTTTTGAGTCAAGCAACCATGGAACCTTTATTGGCTGCATTAAACAAAGGAGAGACTAATGTATCTGATATTGCCAAGTATGCAGAAGAGGCCGTAAGTCAAATGCAAATGATAAGGGATAATTCAAATGCTTTTGGAAATAATATTTTTGATTTAAATCAAAAATTTAAAAATGCTATAAATTCAATGGTTACTGATCTAGAAGTTTCAAGAATCAATCAATCAGAAAATTTAAATTCATTAAAATCCATTACGGATATATCATCAAGTTACATGCAGCCAAATAAAGCAGTACAATACCAAGGTAATCAAATGAGAAAAATGTTTGATCTTGATGTTTCGTATAGAAGGCAAAACCAAGCAAGAGAAAATGATGTATCTCTTTTAAGAGAATTGCAACAAAACATGAAGCAATTAAATTTAATGCCTACTCAGCAACAAGCTATAATAGATTTAATTCAAAAAGAAGGAACTGGAGCTGTTGGTACAATGGCAGACCAGAGACTGCTGCAGGGTAAATATGATATATCATTAACTGAAAGCAAACTATCTAATATATTTTCAAGATTAGGTTATAAAGGCTCTATTGAAAATGTAGGTTCAGCGGGCCGAATGGAAGTAACGAAAGATTCTCAGCTTGGAGGATTTCTTGGAACACAAAATATCCAAGAACAACAAAAGATAATCGACGATTTACAAAAAAATGCAGCTCAGTATCTTCAACAAGGATCTTATACTGCTACATTCTCAAGAGACCTGGATAACAATTCAAGAAAGCTTGTGAAAGAAATGCTTCAAAGACAAGATACCAGAAATACTATTTTAGAGGCTCAGATAAATTCAGATAGAAGAAGCTTGGCAATTTCTATAAAAAGAAATGAAATAGAGAATTCTATTAGACAGAAAACAGAAATGATGTTAGCTTCTTTTCAAACAGAGACGATGAAGGAAGAAAATAGATTAACAACCAAAAGACTTAAGTCTGCAGGAAAAATCTCAGACCTTCAGTTTCAACAGTCTGATATGTTCCGAGGTTTTAATAATAATGATCAAGAGAATCAAAGACAAACAGAGATAAGGAAAAAAATATTTGATCAAGAATTTGCCATAAGGAAGGCTGAGATCGAATCCAGAATGAGAACTGAAGCTTCTAGGTTATTATCTGACCAGAATTTGATATATGCATTAAATAATTTGGGAGACAGGATTGATAGTAAATTAAATAAAGAAATTGGCCCAATTGAGCCCAGGGTTCCATCAAATGAACCAACAAAATTAAACGAGGGGAGAAAGGCTGCGGAAAAATCTTTAATAATAACAAATCAAGCAAAGGTAGAGGAAGCTAGTTCCAGAGTGGAATCAAAGATAAAGGAGAAAAACAAAGCTAAAGCAGAAATAAATAATATAGGAAATCAGATAGATTATCAAAGGTCGATGGAAAAACATTCTAGGAATATTGAAAATATTTTCAAGAATGCACCTTTTCCAGAGAAGCCTAAAAGAGGTAATACATTGTATGAAGAGTGGAATCCTTTTGTGGATGGCCCAACAGAAAGATATCTAAAAGCCTCAAAGAAAGTTCAAAAAGAAACATCAAGACAGGCTCTAAATTACATAGAAGAGAATGAGCTGAGCGGCGCTTTGGGACTCAGTAATACTCATAATTGGAAAGCCAATTTCATGAATTGGTCCATAGCTGATCAAGAAAAGGTATTTAGAAACCATGCGGATTCTTACAAGGCGAGAGGTGATTCTATATCTAGAGACAAACTCGTCCCGCAACAAAATAAATTAAATGAAATTGAAAAAGAAATTAGCAATGCTAGGAATGAAATAAAAAATCTCTCTAACCAGACACAGCAGAGAGTAATAAAACCTGCTCCTACTCAATCACCATCTGTTCCTAATGTTAATATTGGGCCAAATAATGGACCAAAGACAGGAGAGCAAGAAGATCCATTTGAATATTATGCAAGTCAAATTGGAATAAAAAAGAGCGAGCTCTATATGAATCAACTTTCAGAAGCCCAGGGATTAAATGCCCAATTAGATGTAATAGAAAGAGCCATACAAGAAGCAAAACAGAGTGGCGGAGATATGAGTATGATAAATCAGCTTTTTATGCAATTAGCTGAGAGCTACAAAGCAGCTGGGCTTGAGCTAAGGGAGTTTTCTCAGAATTTTAATATTCAAGAAGCTCAAAAGGCAACTGAGAATTTTGTTTCGTCATTGAAAACTTTAAGCGGAGCCCAATCTCAAATTTCTGGCATTAGAAATTTGACTAATTTAACAAGCGATGATATTGCAGCGCAATCAAGCATATCTAGTATTTCAGCATTAAAAGATCAAATTCAAAAAGAAAAAGAGTATGAAATATTAAAGAATGATCCCTCCGCAACTTCATTACAAAAAGCAGATGCATTTGCTGCCGCAAACGCACAATCAATTGGCACCAAACAGCAAAGAGATGAACTTATAGGTTATTTAAAACAAGAAGAAGGGTTAAGAAGTCAACTTTACAATGCTGAACGTATCGCGAGAACTTCTGAAAATCCTTTTGAGATTTCTCAAGCACAAGATGAGGTAAGAAGTTTAAAAAATCAATTGGCTCAATTGGATGATTCTGTTAGAATATTAGGATCTCAACTCGAAAGGACAACACCTAGAGACAGGGGTGTTTTATCAGAAATAGGCTCTGGAATGTCAAGTGGATTACAACAGGGTTTTGCACAATTAGAAGCTGATTCGGAAACGATATATCAAAGACTGGGGCAACAATTGCCCGTGCAGTTAAGAGATGGTCTAACCGATGCAATGCAGGCTGCAATAAATGGATCTCAAAAATTTGGGGATGCTATGAAGCAGGTTGGAATTCAGTTGTTGCAGAACATACAGAGAGCCTTTTTGCAAAGTGCGTCAAATAGAATTACGGGATTAATTGGAAGCGCATTTAATCTAAAATTAAATAGCGGAGGATATGTTCCAGGAGGCAGTGGGGTAAGAGATGATGTGCCTGCCTTATTGACAGGAGGAGAGTATGTCATGAAAAAAAGCTCTGTAGAAAAATATGGAGTTAATTTCATGGAGTCATTAAACAAAGGAAATATTGAAGGGTTTTCTCAAGGAGGCGGAGTTAATTTAAAAATAGGTGCACCTAGGGCCGCAGAAAGAGAATCTTATCAAGACTCAAATCAAGATGGATCTGTCACTAGGTACAGGGTTAAAAAAGAAAAAATTGGTATTAACAAGCAATTAACTGCTTATGCAGTAGCAAATGATAGATCTATACAGAAGTATTTACAAGAAGAAGAAAGCCAGTTTTATGAAGATGTTGAAACAAAGAGACAAGAAAAACATAGATCAAACATGGCTGGATGGAGAAAAAGACAAGAAAAAGATCAATTATTAAATACAGTTTTAACGATAGCAGGCACAGCTTTATTAAATAAAGGTCTAGATTGGGCAAAGAATAAATACGATAATTCTTCTTTTGCTCAAAAAAGATTTGACAAGAAAGTAAACAAGGGATTAGAAGAAAAAGGTTATTACAGGCACAAAGGTGCACCATTGTCTCAAAAATTTGAGAGTCCGAGCGACATGATGAGAGTTGAAAAAATGTATGACAGAATATATCAAGATTCTGGACCTCAAGGAGTTTTGCAACAAGCAAGGAAGGATAATTTAGATGTAACTGCTGATCAATTTAGATACAAAATGAGAAGGTACAACCAAGGAGGAAAAGTACCATCTGTTTTGACTGGAGGAGAATTTGTTGTAAATAAAGATGCTGTTAAAAACAACGGATCCGCTTTTATGAGCAGCGTCAATAGTGGAACTTTGAATACGAGATCAAATCAAGCGACATCCGACCAATCTACTAATATAACACATGGAGATGTTAATGTAACAATTAATGTAAGTGGAGGTGGCGCTGCAACATCTTCTGGAGGAAACATGAATCCTTCTGATTTCTCAGCAAAGGTAAAAAGTGCTGTAATGGAAGTAATTGCAAAAGAAAGAAGAGTTGGGGGATCAATGAGAGGATGAAGGGTTTTGTAAAAAACAGAAATCAAGAGTTTACAATTAATGGAGTTAATCTTTCAGGAGTATCTTCTGTTAATGCGGGCTATTCAATACCACATGAAATTACTAGCTATATAGGATATACTGGAGCTCCAGGAATATTCCAAAATTCTCCTGGTATAGGAAATTTATCTTTTGCAAGACCATTGATTTCATCCGATGAAAAAATTACGGAACTAATAGCTCGAAAAGAAGGTTTTAGCGGAGGGCTTAGTTACAATAATAAATCAATTAATTTTGAAAGCGGATATATAAGCTCTTATGAATGTACATTTTCTATAGATTCAATACCTCAAACAAATGTATCAATAGTATCTTATGGTAATTTCGGTCCCTCTGTAGAGATAGAAGAGATTGAAGAAAATGAACAAAAAATTTTTATACCATTAAATAGCGGTATAATATTAGAATGTGATGGAAGAGATACTAACCGTGTAAGTTCTTTTAGTTTTTCAATAAATATATCCACACAGCCATTGTATTCTGTTGGGAGTATATATCCAGTTGATATTTATTTAGAAAAACCTATATACCAAACTTTTTCTGTAAGCCTAGAAATAGAAGATTATGAAACAAAGTCAATTTATGATTATATAACAAAAGGTTTTGATAAAAGAGATTTATCCGTAACAATACACGACAAGGGGGGTCAAGATAAAATCAAATACACCTTTAAAGATGCGAGGCTGGTCGAGGAGAATTTTGCCACAGATAGTGAGGACAATACAAGTGTGAACATAAAGTACATAGCGCCGACAATGAATCAACCTATTATAGAATATATATGAGCTACATAGGATACGAAAAATGCATTGTGGAAATTAATGGCGAAAAGGTTTTTGCTATTAATGCAAGTATATCTGCAGCTTCAAATTCTCAAGAAAACATAACATATGGAGGAGAAATGAGGGGGAGAGTGCCTAGATTTTTTAATCAACCTGGAGACGAAGGGAATACATTAGTTAGAGATTATGCCGCAGAGGCTCCATTAGAGTCTAGTTTGAGTTTAAGATATTACATAACGGGAGAAGAGGATCCAATTGCATCGCTAACAGGAGAGGGATCGTGCCAAGGAAAATTTGGAGGAATAAGCTTTTCTGGTGCATATTTAACTAGCTATGCAATGCGTATGGAGCCCTATAAACCAATAATCCACTCTGCAGATTTTAGAATTTTTAGTGGATTTAAAAATGGATTAAAAGAAGAATCTTTTGGAGATCAGATGGATCAAATTGATTTATCAAATGGATCTTATTCAGAACTTGCCAACTTTAATCAACAAAATATAGGAATGAAATTTATTAATTCAGTTGATTATTATGTATCTTGCGAAAGACTACCTAGCTACGTTGTCGGAGAGGAGTTTCCAGAATATGTAATACAAGGAAAAGTATTAAAAAGTTTAAGGGTTGAAGGCGAGAACATAGGAGATGTAATAACATATACTGGAAAAAAAATTACAAAACTAGAAATTTCTCCAAAAACAATCGGGAAAGAGGCTCGAGGTAAAGATTTGTTTTGTTCTGGAGTATTAGTTTATCAAAATATAAATGTGTCCAAAAATGATTTCCTTGCGGGAGGGATAGAGGTAATAGAAAGTGTAAAATGATATTGAATACAAAAACATTCTGGAACACAAATCAAAAAACTTTTTTTGATAATGATGATAATAAAGGAGAGGGTTTCTATAATAACTACGAAGATTTTATTAAAAATTCTTACATAGATACAAATCTCAAAAATTTTAAATATAAAGATCCTTTTTTATTTAAACCATCTTATGGCTCTAGTGTTGAAATTTATTTTGATTTGAACAATAATTATTTTGGGAACACATATGATTTTAAGGCAATAAACAAAATAAACAATATTTATGTAAACTTTAATTTAAGTTTTACTGAAAAAAACGATAACCAAACCAGAGATATAATAAATTACATAAACCAAAGAAAAGGTTTTGAGTATTTTGTTATGCAAAAAAAAGAAAGGGAACTGTTGGATCAAGAAGAATCTTACAAATCTTTATATTCCATGGAGCCATATATGATACAAGAGTTTGTTTGTAGCAGCCTAGATATTAATCAAGGATATAAAGGGATTAATAATATAAATTTAATTTTACAAAACGATTGTTTTTCTCAATTAAATTCAAAGAGAATGTTATTTTCAAAAAGTTTGCCGCAGAGAAAACAGGATATAATAAACGAATATTTTCACAAAAAGGTTCTAGATATACCCCCTTCTTACCCTTTGTCTTTATCAAAAAGTTATGATGTTTTCAACACTGAATTTAACAATTCAAAGCCATATGTGGGGGGGCATAGCGTGAATCCTGAACGAGGTTTGATTCAAGCTCAATTTATAAATATAGACGACGATACCTTATTGAGTATATTAGCATTTGTAATTGGAAGTTTAGGTAGGAGATCTTTTAAATTTCAATTAGAAGACCCAATAACGGAAAATTTAAATTTATTATGTAAATCAATTTCTCATACTTTTGTTTATAATGGTGTTCATTCATTAGAGATGACATTGGAGAAAACCGTAACACGGAAAGATTTTATTTAAATTTAATTAAAAATTAATATTATATAAAAATGAGTTTTATAAAAACAGAAAAGATTAATCAAGAAATTTTTGATATAAATAAAAATACTATTGTAGAATTTATAAAAATTCATAATATTGTAAATTTAGATGAAATTTACATGCATGCAGGAGTAAATAAAATTTACTCATCTTTATTTTTTGACAATCAAGAATATGCATATATACCTTTTGAGTTGACTGGAGTAGAAAGTCAGGGTGATGGGGGTATATCTAGACCCAACTTAAAGATAGTAAATTTTTCTGGATTTTTGTCTAAATATTTAAGGGATAAAGACGATCTTCTCGGTGCAAAAGTCACAAGAATAAGGACATATTTAAAGTTTTTAGATAAAGAAAATTTCTTGGGTTACGATGAAGATCCTGAAAATTGGATAAGTCAAGGAATAAATCCTGATCCAATGTCTAAATTTAGAGATGATGATTGGGTTATTTCCCAAAAAATTGAAGAAAATAAGTTTTTTATTTCATTTGAGCTGACGAATGCTTTAGATTTGGAAAATATAACATTGCCAAACAGGAAAATAATTAACAATTATTGTTATTGGAAATATAGGGGGAAAGGCTGTAGGTATGATGGTGATCCAATAGCCGACAGTAACAATGTTAAATTCAAAGACAAAATTAATTTTAGAGGGCAATGGAAATTAAATGAGAACTATATAACAAACGATTCTGTATATCTGGTCGTAAAAGAAGGTAATACCACAAGGAAAGTATTTTATGTATGTGCTCAGAACAATTCTGGCTCAATATCAACCAAACCTTCTTTAAATTCAAATTTATGGGTTAAAGATGATTGCAACAAGAAGCTTGGTGGATGCAAGTTAAGATATAAAGACGGACCGTTGCCATTTGGAGGATTCCCCTCAAGTAGATTATATTAAAATGATCAAGTATTTAAATGAGATAAAAGTTATATGCGAAAGAGAGGCTAAGAAAAATAAAGAGGCTTGTGGTTTTTGGGTGAATGAAGAGCAAGGTGTACAAAAAATAATTGAATGTAAAAATACAGCTCAGTTTCAAGAATTTAGTTTTAAAATAGATTCAAGGAAATTTCTTGAATGTTTGGAGAAAAATCCTGTTTTAATTTATCATTCTCATTTGCATGGATCTAGGTTTGCTTCAATGGAAGATCTAAGACAATCAAATGCTTTATTAATTCCATATTTAATATACAGCATTAAGGAAAAAAGATTTTCTTTACATGTGCCTAATGATATTGATTTAAATCAAAATCTTATAAAAATAAATGATGCTATAATGTGTAATTTAATTCAGGCATAAGGATGAAATTTAAATTACATGGAATACTGGCTAAAAATTTCCAGAGAAGTTGGGAATTAGATGTGGATTCTGTTGCAGAGGGAATAAGGGCAATTGATGCAAATGAACCCAGTTTTATTCCATTTTTATACAAAAATAGAGAAGAGTTTAAGTTGGCTATATTTAAAAACAAAAAGCCCTTAACAGACACAAAAGAAATAAAAATAAATTCAAGAAAAGAAGATGTAGTGCATATATTTCCAACCCCATATGGAGAAGACGAAGCTGCAAGAATGAGATCTTATGGGGGTATTGGTATAGTAGGGGGATATGGACTACAATCTTTAGGTGGATGGATGGGGGAGTCCGATAATTGGTTTGTTAGGGGAGCGGGAAATATACTTAGTACAATAGGGGCTGTGGCAATGGAGGTCGGCGCATCATTGTTAATTCAAGGATTATTGCAGGAATTAATGCCAGATCCTGAACCTCCACCTACGGAGCCAGAAGGCCCTATTTTAAAAAGCACTCAGTCTTTTACTTTTACTAATCCAGTGAATAATGTGGTACAAGGAGCTCCTGTTCCGATAGGTTATGGAAGAGTTTTGGTTGGCAGCCATGTGATATCATCTCATGTAATGAATACTAGATTGGCTGCATTTAATAAAGTAGAAGAGACTATTAAGGATTCAGACGGGAAAGTTGTAGGAGCCGTTCATGTGGATCAATTTACTAGAAAGGACGGTTAAGGATGCCTTTATATATCGAATCAAAAGCTTCAGACACAGTACCACGTTTATTTAGGAGAAAAATAAATGGAACATATAACCCTTCTGATGAAGACAAAGAGAAATTACAATCGACATCATTTTTTAGATCATTAGATTTGATATGCGAAGGACCTATAGAGGGGTTTTGTGATGCAACAGGAGCATTAATAACAGATGGAAGGATTTTACAAGGGGTCTATTTAAATAATGTTCCAGTGCAACTTACACTAAGCCCAAAAGCAACACAAAGATTTAATTTTAGAAATATATCGGTTGCATATAAATTTGGAACAGAAGATCAAGAGCCTTTATACATAGACTCTGAAACTAATGAAAATTTTGGTTGGTTGGAAGACTGTTCTTACTCTTCAATGACTACATCATTAGGAACTGTATTAGATAATCAATTACAATTAGAAGCGGGTGCTACTGCAGGAGGTGTACCCAAGGAATTGAATTCTCAAGCCAATTACTCGGTTATAGATGCTGATGTAGATTGGTTGGCAATCACATTAAATATAGAGCAATGTTATAGCATAAACGAAGAAGGTGACCATAAACCCAATCAAGGACAAGTTATGATTTTCGGGGATTTTACGGGCGCATATCATAGGAGTCATGGAGATACAAAGATAACGGCAGTTCCAAACGATGGGGGGAACGATTACAGTATAGTTATCAACTACGATGGTATGGCAATGGCTCCATATCAAGAAGAAGTTTTTGTTAAATTAAGAGACGTAAAAGATTCAAAAAGAAATAAAAACAGAAGGGTTTATATAAAGAATGCAACCGAAGAAACTTATAATTTTAAAAGAAAATGGTCTGTTTCAGTGCCTACTGTAACGGAAATAGTTGATAAAAATTTATCTTATCCTTTTTCTGCATATATAGCCGTACTTTGTAATGCAGAAAGTTTTGCTTCGGTGCCAAATAGATCATTTCATTTAAAACTAAAAAAAGTAAAGGTTCCCAGTAATTATGTAGAAAAAATGGAAGGCCCTAATGGTCCGACAAATCAAAGAGCATATGATAGCAAATTTGGGGCAAAAGGATCAACTTATTCATCCGAAGAAAGACATGAGGGATTTTGGGATGGCACATTCAAGGACGAATTAGAATGGACAGATAATCCAGCATGGATACTATATGATATATTAACTAATGATATATATGGTTTAGGAGAGTATATTAAAAATTTTAATATTGACAAATGGGAGCTTTATAAAATAGCTAAATTTTGTGACGAGTTAGTAGAGACATCCAAACCTCATTCTACATCTAGCACTGGATTTAAAAAAGAAAGAAGGTTTTCATGCAATATAGTTTTAAGCAACGCTGCTGATGCATTTAATACCATAAGTGAATTAGCATCTGTATTTAGGGGTGTAGCTTATTTCAATAATCAATCTGTATTTTTTAGCGTTAATAGACTAAAAGAATCAATTCATAAATTCACAAACGATTCTGTAATAGAAGGGATATTTAGATATAGCGGAGCCCCAAAGCACTCAAAATTTACAGCTATAAGAGTGGCTTATAAAGATAAGGATAATAATTATTTAACTAAATACGAATACATTGAAGATCCAGAGGGCATCATTAAATTTGGTTTAGTTATGAAGGAAACGACCGCGATAGGTTGTACGTCAAGAGATCAGGCCTTAAGGCTCGGGAGATGGATTTTATTGACATCAAACTTAGAAGAAGGGCAGGTAAGTTTTACTTCAGACTCTCAAGCAGAATACTTAAATCCTGGAGATGTTTTTACAGTAAGAGATGAGATGAAGAATATCCATAGATTTGCTGGGAGAATAAAAGAAATAAAGTCTGATAGCATTAACATAAACGAAAATTATATTTTATTGGATCAGAATCTTGACTTGGAAAATTTTAATATCAAAGACATCAGTTTCTTGATACCAAGCAAAGATGTAGAAGACGAAAATGTAGAACAGTATAAAGCATTTATTCATAGAGATGGATATAATTTAGGAAATCAGGATGGAGGATTCAGGAAAGCAGAGAAACTTTTTATACCATTGAATTCAGAAAATTCAGAAAATCAAGATATACATAGTTATCTAGTTAACACAGAAAATGGAACTAAATTTATAACTAACGAAGAAGAGAGTGCAATACTTAAAAAAACCCACAATGATTCCTTAATAGGGGGAGGGGCTGGACACAAAACATTGAACGATTATTTATTGGATTCAGAAGTATTAGCTCAATTAACTAATGGAACAGCTAGGTCAAAAATAACACAAAAAATCAAAGAAGGAACTTTATATTTTATTTCGGCAGAGGCGAAGGACGGTTCAGATTTAGAAATAATTGAACAAGATTTTCAATTGATAAGAAAATCAGATAATGGAGATGGCACATATTCAATTGTAGGACAAGATTTCAATAGAGATAAATTCGATAAAACTGAAAATTTATCTACAATATATAAACATACTACATTTAGTTACGATACCGATGACACTGACCCTGGGATAGGGGAAGATGATGAAATACCAGAAAGAATATTGCCTCCAGCTCCACAAGTAGAAAATCCAACATTTCCTAGAGAAAATACTGTAGATTTATTAATTACTACCACTGGCTTTGTAAACACAGAGGGAGAAACTAAGTCTAGGGTAAATTACTATTTTCATAATACTCAAGAAAATAATTTATATTACCAGGATGAGTACAGCAAGAACCACAGATATGAAATAAGATGTTCTGAAATTGATGAAGATAAATACACAACACTTTTTCAATCTCAATTTTCAGTAGGAGGAGATCAGGTAAATATATTACAAGAAGGGCAATATATATTATCTGGAGTAGGGAAATGTGGAGAATATAGAGTGCTATATGACCATTCAATAGGAGAGCCTAAAGTATTAACTCCAAGCGGTAAAGCCTTGGTTGGTGGAACTATAGATAGACACATTTCTGTGCCTAATTATAACGAGACTGATTTTAGTCCGTTTGCCAATATTGTAAGAGCTAGAAATAGAAATGAATGGGGAGAAATAAAATTAGAGGGATGCGAATTATTTGACGAAATTTATAAAGATCAAAAGACGGGTTATGTGCTTTCTGGACAGTTCGAATTGCCAAATCCAGATGCATATTATGAATTAAGATGGCTCGAAGCTAACGATAAAGGAACTTCTCCAGAGAAAATAATGTTCTTCAAGGGATCTAGAGATGATATACCCCCAGGGCCAGTTTCAAATTTCAAAATAAGAATTAACAACTTATTTCCTAATATGCTTAATTATTCCTGGCAGCATCAAGGACAAAAAGATCCTGATTTAGCTGGATTTAGGATTTACACTGGACATATAAATGGAGAAAACCCAGACTATGAGTTTGATGATTTGGATGAAGATGGAGTCCCTAATCCTGGCTCAGAGTTTGCTGAAATAATGGGCAAAAATGCTTCTTATTTTACATACGAAGCAAATACCAGTGATGGCACAATAAAAGACAACGATGGAAATACCTTAAGCTTTAATGATACTGGAGCATTTCACATAAGAGCTTTTGATATGTCAAATAATTTAAGTGTTCCAGCAAACAGCAATATTTTAACATTATTTCAATTTGCAGAGGCTCCTGATATATTTTTATCTGGAGAAATAAGAGAAGAAGGTGTTGGAACTGACACTTACGGATACTATCCTATTTTACATGTTTTTTATTCTGGTTCATTTCACGAGCAAGATGCATTTAGCAAATATTCTTTATCTATTTTAGATGAGACCAATGGCTTTGGTGTTTCAACAGAATATGATATATTTAGAAATGGAGTCAAGATTGCAGACAAAAATGTTTATTCTGCTGAAAATTCTGGACACTATGAAGTAAGAAATGTCTTACCAAACTCAACTTATTTAGGTAGAATTTCAGCTGTAACAACTGATGGTAGGCTTTCTCCAGAAGGTTCGGATAGAACAACGATAGGAAAAGATGAGTTCGCACCTGGTAAACTAAGAAACTTTAGAGTAGACAAACAATTCTCAAATTTTAGATTTTCATGGGATGAGCCAATCGAAAATGATGTAAAAAATGTATTGTTATTTACAGGGTTAGGTGGCGAAAATTTTGGCATAGAAAAAGAAGATGAAGATGATATAAAAAAATTAGAAGTGAGGCCAAAAAACCCTCCATTTGCTTCTGTATTACCAGATGATTCTCCAGTTTTTAGGGTAGACAAATTTAAAAATGCAGGAGACCCTTTTAATGAAAGATTTAAATTTCATGGATTGGCGGTAGATACATCTAATAATACTGGGATGTATGAAGATTTTACCTATGCATACGTTGATCTTAGTGGGCCTGAATTACACACAAGCGGTCAACTAACCGATGACGGTAGATCTTTAATACATGTGTTTTATTCTGGAGAAGGGCAGTCCGATGAGTCTTTTAGGTATTATTTAACTCAATATCAAGACACTCAAGATTTGGCAATACAGTCTTTTCAGGGATTGGATAAAGCAAATTACATAAATGAGGCAGACAGGAAGACTGTATCAGAAATACACGGAAAAGGATCTGGCCATTTTTCTTTTGAAGCAAGAGGCAATCGATTTTATGAGATTAGATCTAAAATGGTATTTGATGCATTTGAGTCAAGATGGGCAGATGATATTGTTTTAACCGAAACAAAAGATGGTTTTATAAAAGCCGTCCCTGATCAAGTGCCTCCAGGCAAACCAACATGGATATCAGCAACAAAAAATGGAAATAATATATTTCTATCTTGGGAAAATCCTCCAGATCATGATTTATTAGCTATAAATTTATATACTGGAAGCAAAGAATCTACGCTTGAATCAGATGGAACATTTATACACCAGAGAGCTTTGCAAACATCACAAGTTATTCCTCTAAGAGATTTTGCTGCAAACAAAAACAAGCAATTTTATTTTTACTTGCAGGCTGTAGATACATCATTGAATACTGGAGAATTTAGCGATTCAAGAGGGTTGAATGTTGGAATAACAAGACAGCTAGACAGAAAAGAAATTTATATAAATAGCGGAATAATGCTTGATGAAGATGGAGATGGTTCTGCAAAACCTTTTATATCATACAAAATATTAGATGAGCCTGTAAATTTTCAACATGCACTTTATGATATACAGCTATCTACAAATGATACATACAATCCTCTTGTTTCCACCCAAACCATAGAAGTAGAGCATATTTCCGATTTAAATTTAAATAGTGGAAGCGGTACATTTTTGAATTTAAACGCAAATACAGAATATTACTTAAGGGCAAGAATAAGAGAGTTTGATGGGAAGAGTAGTTTATATACAGAGGCATGGGACAATCCAATCTTAACCCCCAAAGATGACATACCTCCAAAAAACCCTGAGAATTTCTATATAATATCTGGACCAAAACAAGCAATACTTGAGTGGGATTGGAGTGCGGGAATATCTTCAGATATAGCATCCGTATTAGTTTATAAAACAGGAATACCAACAGGAAGGGTTGCGACAAATTCTCATAAGGTAAATAATTGCTGGTCCGCTGAGCATATAAGTGGTTATTTTGAAGACAATCCCGATGATTATTCATATAAATTAAATGCTTCAACTTCATTTGTGGATAATGATATAGAGACAGGAATTGCGTTCCCTAATACAAACAGCCCAAAACAATCTATATATTATCACTATTTATTAAAAACAGTTGATAGATCAAATAATACTGGCGAACATTTTGTGTCAGGGAAATCGAGGGACCCTCATGAATATTACTGGGTAAATAAAGCAAAAACAAAAAAAGATGATTTTGTAAATAAAAGATATGGAACAACACCACACTATCATGGTTACATAACTGGCGGGGCAGTAAGTGCTGATTATATAACAAATATTTATGCAGGAAGGATATTAACAGATAAATTAACTACAACTGATTTAATATTAAGTCACCCCAGCGGTAGATTGTTGAGCGATAATGTGTACGCGATGGGCTCAAATGATCACAAATATGATTACATGAAAGGTGCGGGTGTATACATTGATCATAAAATGTTTAGAATAGGAGATCCAAATCCAGGAGGGTTTGGATTATTCTGGACTGGTGAAAAATTATCAAACGGAAATTTTAAAGTTCCCACATTTAATGAAGATCCTGATGGATTTCATGCGATTGATATAAATCCAAATACATTAGAAATAAGGGGCAACTTAACAGCTGGAACGATACAAATAGGGGCCAGCGAACAAAATGCCTTAAGTGTCGATGATCAAGGCAATTTAACAATAGGAAATCAAAGCAAAAATATTCAGGGATTCTTCTCTAATAAAGCTGGTGTAAGTGGAATTTTAGGAGAAATTCCTAGTTATATATCAAGCCCTGATCCAGATGCTGTATACGTCCAATTAGATAAAAATGATATAAGCACACAAGAATCTATAGAACTTCAATCTCTAGCGAACGGAGGAGGGTTTCTTGAAACAAACTGGATTAGAGGAAGATTTAGAGGGTGGGAAGTAAGAGCTATAGAAAAAATAGAAACAGCAGGTAATGATGCAAAAAAATGGACTGTAAAACTTGGGGTGCCATTTTCGGCATATGTCGGTTTTAACTTTTTTGATATACAAGGAAACACATATGGACTAAGTGGCGTTGTAGCAACTGGATCAAAAGATATTTACACGCAAAGCGATGCTCCTACCGATTCCTTAATAGGATACCCAAAAGTAAGAGATTGGTGGAGAGTACATCAAGCTAAATTCAAAGTTACTAATGATGGAGTATTGTTTGCTGCAGATGCTAGAATACTAGGAACGGCCAAAGCAGATTCTTTAGAAGTAAATAAAACAATCGTTTTAGGGGACACTTATAATACATACACTAGTATTATTCAAAGTTATGGATTTGAAGAAGGAAATGCATGTGACGGAGTTAATCCATCTGGCTGGAAAATTGTTGGCGATGGGCATGCCATATTTAAAAGTATTGATATAAGGTCTGGAGTAATCAGCGGGACTGTAGGTTTATCTATTGGGCAACAATGTGATGATACATATGCATTTAGAGCTAATCAATTTGGAGAAATTGCCGTAGGAGATTCCAATGTTTTACATAAGAATAATTTCTACGTATCAAGAGAAGGAAATATATCAGCAAATAATGCCGTACTAAAAGGAGACCTTAGTGTTTCTGGATCTATTGACGTTGGAGATGGAATACTACTGGGATCGAAGGTTACAAGAGATCAATATGGAAATGTTACAAGTGTAACAAAAGACCTAAATGATGGAATTTTAATTACACAAAATGATATAAGATCATTGGCTTACACGGATGATTTTAATGGAGCAGCTGGTTTTAAAATAGACAATAAAGGAAGAGGGATATTTCATAATATAGCAGTTACTGGAGGAGCTCTCAGTGGAGTATCCTTAATTATTGGGAAGGGAACGGTAACCAGTCCTTATTTTAAAGCATTTTCAGATGGTGAAATAAGCGTCGGAAGTCACAATGGCGCAGGCACTGCTCCCAGTAAAAACGATCCTTTTTATGTTAGCAAAAAGGGAGAGTTATGGGCAAATGATGCTCGCATAAAAGGAACCATTAGTGGGAGTGCTGGATTAATAGGTTCCTTGTATATAGGAGAAACGTTTGTGTCAACATTTAACGAAGACTCGGCATCTCCTGTTCGAACAAGCAATGATTTACAAAAAGTTGATTCTAAGAAACCGTTGGCGGCTGGTAATTACAGAACTGGATTATTTATTGGAAGAAATGGAGAGTTCTCCATAACAAATGAACAAGGAAAATTGTTTGGATGGAGAGGTAGCAATAAATATTTAACTGTAACTGGATTGGCTTCTAGTAGTAGTGAAAATGCAAGTTTTTATACAGTGGAGGGTGCAGATAAAACAAAAGCAAATTTTGAAAAAGGAGTTGGATTTTACTTGCAAGGTGGAGGAGGAGGCAGTTATATATCCAATTTTACGACCGATACGAGTAGCGCAAAAAATATAGCAAGTAAAGTAATAACGCATATATGCGGGGAAATACATGGCCCTATAGTTGGTACAAATTATACAGTACTGGCAAAATCTAAAATTGGGTATACCGTAAAAGAAGTTTACCTGGAATGCGATGGATCTAACAATACATGCACGGTTCAAATAAATAGAAGTCATCATAGTGTAAGCCCAGCCCAAAAAATAGGAGATGGAACTTTTCTTGGTAGCTCTGACGGAACATCAGAATTGGTGACATCAAATAATAAAATTGTAGTAAATAGCGAAAGTAATAGAAAGAATTTTGGATATATTGTTTTAAAAGTTATTCAGACTAATGGAGCAAATATAATTAAATTTAGAATAGAATTAATTAGAGATAATAGCTATGCTTAATAATATATTATTATGAATATTAAAGAATTAGACGACCTTAATATAAAAGCTATACTTTATGATTTAATTTCAGAAAAAGAATTAATACAAGAGAATATAGACAGATTAAAAGAAGAATTGCTTAGAAGAGAGGTAGAAAGAGAAGATAACAAAAAAAAGGAGCAGTAAATGCCTTTCGATGACATATATTGCAAGATTTATGGAAATACAGATTATAAAAAGTCTGGGGAATATCAAGTATCTCCTTATGTCTTTGCTAGATTTGGGAAAACAAAAACTGAAGACAGTCATTCTGATTTTACTTTTCTGGGAGATAGAAGATGGGCGATAGCTCCTAGATACTGGGTGCAAGGAATGGATATGCAATATCCATTTTTTATATTTGATATAGAACATCCAAAATTTACAGACGGTGAACCTGTTGCCCCCATGAGAACTACATCTGTGGTTTATGGATGGCCTGGAGTTAAGGGAACCTACAGGGATGGAACTTATGGAGCTCGGGAAACAGTAGACGGGATGAATATTGGAAGTGTTTCGACAATGGTTCAAAATGCTTATAGATCAAAATACTCTGGAATTACAAACAATGAAATACTGTTTGAGTGTCAAAATAGAGAAAGTTGCCACAACTTTACAAATATGCCATATATAAAAAATGTTGAAAATCCTTTTGTTGGAGTGCATAAAGAACAACCTCTTGAAATTACTGCAGATGGAAATTATTATAGAGGATTTTATATAGTTTTGGAAAGGGAGAGGTTTCATTATGACGAAGCGAGGATAGCATTATGGCCATATAATCAATTTAATGATTCAACGGGGCTATACCCACCCTGTAGAAGCATGAGTGTGGCAGGAGAATATTTTCCCGATGGAAGGACCAGTTTTTATTCTACAAAACTTTTTGAATTTAATGTGGGGGCAACCTATGCATTGAGATATCTGGTTGGAATAGCAGATAAGGCTACATGCAATAAAACAACTGGAATAGGCTGCGGAACCACACCAGAAGGAGAAAAGGTTGACTTGCAAACATTTGCGTGCAATGCACAGAGGCATGGATATACAGAAAATGATAAAAATAATCCTGATTATGGCGCTCAATGTTATTTTAAAAGAAATACACTCAAAGAACATATAAGACTTGTCGCTGAAGATCCAGTTGGAAAATTTGGTACTACAAGTAGAGCACAAGCTTTGGCAGATGGATTTTCCACAAAAATACCTTTAAATGGATTAAACTCTGATGATGTAAGGCAAAGGTTATACGGATCTTATGATTCTGGAAATGATTTTGTGGACCCTTGGTCCAAAGCAGAAAACATTTGGAACAATGCAGATGCATATGATTTTAGAGATCTTTTGACAATATGGACATGGACCAGGAAGGCTCCTGGAACTCAGCATAGCCCAAAAAGCATATCGAATATAACACCAGCGATGGAGGCCGAAATGTTTTGGTTTTATTGGAGAACATTTGGAGGACATCAATTTTGGTATGAGCTGAATGACTCAGCTCCTTTTCTTTGGGATTTCGCTTTTTGTAATGGACTAGGAATCAACAAAGGCCCTGGTCCTGGCCCAATAAGATATGAATATGCACCTGGCCATAGTAATTCTCCAGGATTTGCAGAGATTGATGTCAAAGATGCAGTAATACATCCAGATTATAGTGTAAGAAAACAAATAGAAACTGGAAATGTTTGGATAAAAAATATTACAATAAAGAAAGGTAATACCGTATTAGAAGCAAAAAATGATATCAAGGGAGAGTATCAAGAAATATCGAGCAGTGAAATATGGAATGGGAAAGGAACTACACATATAACAGCAACGAGCAGTGGAACTGGAAATAAGACAATAACATTTTCGAATTTATACAAAAGCAAATCTAATATAATTTCTAGATATATAGCGACAGACTTTAAAATAAAATTTGGATCAGAAACTACAGAATATTCGATAGCTAGTGTTTCTAGTTCAAGTAATACAATAACTTTATCAACAGCAAGAGGGGGGAAGATTACTAATTCAAGTTTCACTCTGTTGATACCAAGAGGGGCGAGGGGATCTGGTTACACTTGGGGACAATATAAATTAACAAATTTTGATAAAGATAATTTCACGAATACCAATAGCACTTGGCTTAGCATACAATACAGGTCTCCAAAATTTGGAAACAATCTACATAGAGATTTATTTCCAAACGTTGAAATATCAAATTATAGCAATTGGCCCAGTGCTAGCGGAGATGTGCAGAATTTAAATTTTTACAGTTTGAGCAACAACTACAGAACATTTGAGGCTTCAAAATTCGGACAGACTGGAAAGCCAGTAAGGCACCCTTATTTTGCCAACGAGTTAGGGGAAGCTTTATATCTAGATAATGATTTTCATCATATAGCTTTTTGGGATAGAGCGTACCTAAGGGGAAGTATGCCTAGATATGGATTTGCTTCTTGCAAGATTCCAGGGAAGAAAAATGTAACATGGAATGGAGAAAAATGGGTTGAATATTGGGAGCGTGTATTTTCTCCAAGATCTAGTTCTACATGGACAGAGACTAGTGTGGATGCTACTCTAAATAAAGCTGGATACACAAATCTAGCATGGACTACTTCTACTGGAGATGGAAACTATAACGAACAGGCACTGGATGGAAGTCCAGTGAATGTTTACACACCCAGGTTTTATATGGACGGAATAGACAAGGCTTCTGGATCAATTTGGCCAAATTACAGAAATATATTGGCTGATATAGAAGACCCCGAGGGAGTGTTTCCATTTGATTACGATTTTCCAGATCGAACAGATTGGACTTCAAAATACACAACTGCATTCAGTAAAGTTTATGGAGCTACTGGAGTTCCATCCATAGGCAAAATATTAGATGGGCCTTGGTGTTCTTTTTGTTCATTTAAAACTGATACTAATATAGAAATTTGGGGCACTGCAGAAGGTCAATATTTTGAAACTAATGACCCGAAAACACCATATTTATATGTATGGGGATCTGGTGTATATGAAGTAACTGGTGCTCATGCACGATTTGCATTGCAAAGTATTTCAAGCATTACAGGAACTTATTATACAGCAGAATCTGTGGTTTTAAATAGAAATGTAAGAAGTACAGTCTATGGCATATGGCAAGATATATACAAAGCAAAATTTGAAAAAACTGCAATGCATCCATGGGTGTTGGCTCTATATGGACACGGAGGAGATAGTACTGGATGGGCAGAGGTAGAAGGCGGTAGTAAAAAACATGCTTTGACTATATATGAAAGCAACGGATTTGTACTAAGGGGAGAAAAAATACAAGTTATGCTGCATGAATGTCCACCTTTATTTTGTAGGCAACTAGAAGCGAATACTGGAATGGCATTAAGTAATGATGCATCTAATACATCTTGGGGTAGATCAATGCATCCAGTAAATAGATACAGAATATATTTAGTAGCTAAATAAAAGGTAATTTCATGTTTTGTAAATGTACCAGATGCGTTTGCCTGATGTTAATATTTCAAAATTAAAATCCTGAGATATTCTTTTAAGTGCGTTTGGTAAACCAAATATTGTTCGATCATCACCAAAAATAACTCCGCCTTTGTTTAAGATAGAATAATAATTTTTAATATCTTGATAGGCGTCCTCCTCTAAGTGAGAGCCGTCAATATATATTAGATCAGGATTGATTTTCTTATACTTTAAAATTTCAAAACCGATTACACTTGTATTAGGTATTGGTTGTATTAAATCTTGTGCATTATTATGTACCACATTGCTTAAAAACTGATAATATACTTGAGGGAAGCCATGTAAACAATTAAGGTCACGCTCGGGCGTGTGAGAATGATATGTCCAAAACTCTTCAGCTCCCAGCCACGTATCAATACAATAAATCTTATTACAATTTAAATTATTGTTTTTGCAAATATTTGCCATGTTGATTGCTGATGCGCCTAACCAAGTTCCGACCTCAACAATTAAGTTGGGATTTATTTCTAATAAAATTTTCTTAAAAAATGGATCGTTTGAGCCCCAGCCAGAAAGTTTTTCAGGCAATGGCTTAAAATTTTTGTATATATCTTGGTTGATTTGATTCATGTTAATTTATTAATAGCTTGTTTTATAGTGACCCACATATCCATGTATTGATATGTAGCTAGACGACCTAAGAAAATTACATTATTTTCTGATCGGATAGATTTTTTATATTTTTTATAAATTTCTTGACCCTCTCCAAAATTTTTGGGGTATATTGGTTCGTTTGTTTCATCGTGTTCTTCTGGGTAATCCCGCGTTAAAATTGTATGATCTTCTTGCTGGTTTAAAAAAACACTGTTATCAACTGTCCTATTGTATTTTATAGTTTTATCTTCGCATTCATTGATTTGAGCTCCAGAATCAAAAGAAAATAAATCAGTTCTTTTAGTTTTAAAATGTTTAAATTTAAGAGATCTATAGGGTAATTTTCCAAATTTCAAATCAAAGAATTCATCTGGTTTGCCAGTATATATCATTTTATCACATTTTAATTTTTTGTACTCATTCCTTGATACTCCCAAATTAACCTTAATACCATTTAACATATTATTCATCATGTCTGTATAACCTTTATGAGGTATACCTTGATACTTATCGAGTGAATACCTGTCATCAAATGATTCCCTGCGGGTTGGTACTCTTGAGGAAATAGATTTGGGCAATTTATCCCAAGCGATGCCCCAATGTCTCTCAGAATAATTAATAAATATAGAATCATAAATTTCTTTATCTGTGAGTTTTTTTCCTATTTGCTGTTCTGTTAACTTGCTGTATGGAATGTTAATCATTCCATACTTTGTATTAGCCCTAACTCTCAAACTATGATTGTTAAATTTTGTATATCTATTTAAAAAATTCCATACTTGCTCATCGTTTGTATGAAAACAATGTAGCCCATATTTGTGAACTTTAATGCCTTCCATGTCTTCATCATAACAATTTCCGCCAATATGATTGCGAATATCAAATATTTCAACATTATGCCCTTGGCTTTTTAAAATATTTGCTGATGTTATGCCTGATAGTCCGCAGCCTATTATATTAATTTTCATTTAATTTTTTTGATATCATGAAGTAATGTTTCATATTTAGAATAAGTTCTTATCTTAGAATTTGAAAATTTACTATACCAAAGATTAAAAGTGTTATGTTGTACTTCCCCTCCTTTGATTGCATATATGTAATTAAATCCACCAGTAAAACTTGATAGTATACTACCACCACCTTGAACCGATATTTTACCTATGGATTTAGATCCTAAGATTAATTGCAGTTCGTTAAATGAATAATTTTCTTGTAATTCATTTATATCAATTACATTAGGAAAATTTTTAGAAATCAAATCGTAATCTCCTAAATCGAACAAAATACTATTGTCTTTGGGGATTTTATCTCCCCTGGGTCTATTATAGATTAAAGAAAAATGGGGGCTTAATATTTTAAAAATCTCAGAAAGAGTATTCAAGTCAAGAAAATTGACTGGCTCTGAACCCCATTCAGTATTGTACTTGTTGTTGACTATTAATACATCTTTTTCAAAAGAATTTTTTAATTTTTTATTTTTAAAGTGCGATTTATAGTCTGGGAAAATTTCATTTTTAAGAGCTGGAACATGTATATCTCCGTAGAAATTATTCGTTTTCTCTGTCCTTTTTGTGTACTTTTCTATAACACAATCTTCTGGCAAAAAGTAATAAAAGCATCGCATGCCTTGATTTGTTATTACTGTAACTTTATCATTGTTTAAGTAGTGCTTATATACAAGAGGGACAATCAAAATAAGTTCATACCCAAATTCTGGCGCATAAGTATCTACAATTAATTCCATTTGAATTGAGTGTTATTTTTATGTATTATATAATATTTTTTCGAGTGTACAACTGAAGCTTGAGGCACTGTGAACATTTCTTTGATACCAATCGTAACAGTTTTTAGACATAATATTCCACTCGTTTTTGTTTATAGATTTTATTTTTTCTAATAATTCATCTTTGGAGTTTATGCTGATATAATGTTTATTTTCAATCAAGGGTTCAATATAAGAATTAACATTAACTTCTTTTGTTATAATAGGAACTGTTCCGAATGCCATTAATTCTACTTCCCTGTGACACTTACTTCCATAGCCACGTAGACATAGGCCATATTTTGAATTACGCAATTTCATGAGATACTCTTCCTGGGTAAATTTATGTTCATGACCTGCCGTACAATGGTATTCCGTAAGCACCGAGCTCCAGTCAGTTCCAGTGTTTCTGTATATTGATTGCACGTTGTTTTCGTAATTTCCTATAAATATACTTTCTATTTCCCTCTCTTCGTAAGATAAGATTTCTTTTTCTCTCAATATTCTTTCTAACACTTTGGGCCTTCTGGGCCAAAAAATCCATGGAATCACATTTAGGTTATTTCTTTTTAGCATTTCCCCTTCTTTGTTGACGTCTCCATTTCCTAATAATATTAAACTTGAACTCAATAATTCATCATCAAACCATTCTTTTGTTGGCCTATCGTATAGTAATATATGATCCCCTATCCAGCAGTGACCGCTACTAGACAGTTCAATATCAATGGATTCGTTATTGTCTTTGTATAGAAGGGCCAATTCCCTAAAACTATCATTGGTATGATTCCATATACCTTGCTGTGGTTGACTTGGAATTTTTATATTCCATTTTTTGTTAACAATTCTATCGATTATTAACAACTCTTTATAGCGCTTTAACTTAATAAGTAAACTAAGGAAAATTTCGTTTATTCGAAGGAATCTAGGGTCTTCAAAGTGTGTGTGTAGAAATATTAAAGGTTTATTGTTTATCGTAATTTCTTTTTTATTGATACCTATCGAGCTCGCTGTCTTACGTGGGTTTTCAGATAATATTATTCTCCAAGGCATAAAGTTTATTTCTTCACCAAATTCTGAATATCTATATTTTTTTGCCAAGTCTTCGATGGATGCCTGGTCATGATATCTTGAGGTTTTTGTGAATTCTATCCAGTCATTTGCAATGTTTTTATTTTTTGTCCACAAACATCCGCCATTGTAATAACCAACTTCATCTGTATTTATTTTTTTAATATAATGTGGAGATAGTCCAAGGTCCTTTGTTTTGTCTACTGATGTGATGGGATTTAGGAATAATATATCGCTATCTAAAAACATTGTGTCGTCTTCATTTTCTAAGGCGTATTTTATTACATTAGCTTTTTGCATCTGAAATTCATCCCATATTTTTTCTTGGACCATTGTAGCTCTATTTTTACCACTATATTTATCCAGTGTGGTTTTTAAAAATAACTGCAATTGAATTCGGGGAATAAAATTATTTATTAAATCGTGTGTTTCGGAGTCTATCAGTCCATATACTTTTGAATTATTATGATGTATGGATAAACTCAATAACATTCCAATCAATTCATTACTGGAATTATATGTAGATATAAAACAAAAACTATTAGGCTCTGACATAATCAATTAATATGGTTATAATAATATGTTTATTAAAGTGGCCGTGTATTCAAGTATATTATTATAAGTTAATACATTTTTTACAAAATCTTTATTATTTTCTATTATTTGCAAAGAAAATTCTTCATTAATTTCTAATTTATCATGAATGATTCTTAATTCATCCTCTTTATTGTATTTTATATAATTAATTCCATCTTTTAATAAATAACTATAAAATTCTTCATATGGGCTATTTTTTTTTATAATTACAGAATTTACATTCAACAGTAATTTCATTCTGTCGCTTAATGTATTGCCATCATTATAAATGATATATTTATATTTAAAATGCTCATTGAAGAAATGAAAATTCTCCCCAGCTAGATTTTTAGATTTTAATTTTTCAATTAAACCTTTTTTCAGATCTTTGTATTCGTGAACCGATCCTCCGTAAATATGCCCATCTATAATATCTTCATTTTCCAAACCATATATAAAATAATTTATTTTAGAAAGATGAGCTATACAATTTGTATAAAATTTATTTATTTTTTTATTAAAAGGATATTGATCATGCAAGCCCTTCATATAATTCGTTTCTTCATCATAATTTTTAAATTTATCAATATACCAATATTCATCTAAATTTATATCACTTAATGCAAATCTAAAATCGGGAAAGAGAAAGTGTTTTTCATTGATTTTTCTGCAAAAATTGAAGCATCCTTGTTTGGGTGAATCATTTAAATTTATATTAATATTTCCATCTTTCACTTCATGTTTTAGTAAAACATTGCTCACTAGAGCTATATATTGTTTTTTCCTAACTGGATGAATCCACCCAAGACCTTCTATTATGTTGAAAATGCTATTATCTTTTACTTGTATTACTATTGATTCATTTAATTTTTTATCACATTTTTTATATTTATCCTTAAAGCTGGCTTGATGTTCAATGATTTCATGAAAAAAATTTTTATTATTATTCGTCATGTTTTTTAAAAGTTATATTTAAGTTTTTATTGCTTAATATTCAGTGGGAGTATTTGTTTTGTATTTCCCTGTCTTCTTTCTGGGCTAAATGTATTTTTTCTTTGGAAATAGAATCAGGTCTGTCAAGAAAACAACCCACTATTTCAGGTATTTTTTTAAACTTAAAATTACTTTTTGATAATTTTAACCACATATCATAATCTCCGCTTGATACATATTTTTCGCTAAAATATCCAACTTTTTCAATTGCAGATTTTTTTACCAGAGGGAAAGGGCCGCATATACACCTAGTGAGTAATACTTCGTGACTGTAGTTTGGCCAAATTAATATATTTGATGGTGATTCAAAGCCTTGATTTTTTGATGTAAAACAGGGGCCGTAGAATAAATCTATATCTGAATATTTGCGAGCATAGTCTTCGTAAGTTTTAATAGCGGAAGGGAACAAAGAATCATCAGTGTTCCAGTTTAAGACATATTTTCCAGTTGAGTTTTTAATTGCTAAATTCCATGCTTCGTATATTGTAAGATTTTTATTTTGGGATATTATTTTTGTTTTAATGTTTTCTTTAAATTTAAAATTACTTATTATTTCTAATGATTTATCTTGCGAGTTGGCGTCAACAAAAACAATCTCAAAGCATTCGGAAAACTGAGAGTTGATCATATCTAAATAAAGATCTAGATATTTTTCAGAATTATATACTGAACTGATTATTGATATCATAATTTATTTTCTATCTTTTTCCAAAAATTGGATTTAGCTAAAGAACATTCTTTTGAGAAATTCTTTAATCCATTTTTTTTGTATTCTAGGTAAGATCCTATTCTTGACATATCTCCATGAAAATCATTTATTCCGCACATGATTGATTCACCTATCATCCTACAAAAAGGTTCGTTAACCAAGGGGTGGTGGAAAACCCCAATGGAACTTTGGTATATTTCTGCTATTTCTTTTTGGTCTACCTTTCCGTGAAATCTTATATTATCAATGTTTTTAAAATTTTGTTCTATTCCGTTTTCAGACCAACCAAAAATGTCAAATTTTCTATCACTGTTATTCTTGGCATATTCAATTAAATTATTAAAGCCTTTTAATGGATGAAGGAAACCGCAATATATTATATCGTATATTTTATCTTTGTTTTTGTCAATATTAAAAATAAATGAATCTATAGGGTCTGGTAAAAATTCTACATTTTCAAATATATTTCCATAAAATTCAGTAAAAAAAGACAGATGGAATTCAGAAAGAAAGAAGTTTATTTTGGATGAACGAAAAAGCTCTTCTCTTACTGATTCAGTAAGATAACTGCATGAGTCATGCTCGAGCCTTACATGAAAATCATGATTACTTATATAATCTATTTTTTCTGGAGATAATTGATTAATTGCCTCGAGGTTAGAACTTACCACTACATCAAAAGACTGTAAAAAATCAACTGGCGAGCTGTCGAAATTATGCAAAATAATATCGTACCCCATCTTTTCCCCCTCTTTAATTATTTCATCATTACTAACTTGAGCTCCGCCAGAATTATGCTTTAGCCCAAAATCAGAAATGAATAAAACTTTCACTCAATATGATTGAGCTTAATTAGGAAAATTCAATTTTTTTTTGAAAAAATTATTTCTTATATTATATTATATATATATATTATGGAAACATAATAATTTTTATTAGTACTAATTATTATTTTTCTATAAATAAAAAAAAACTTGATTTTATTATTTTTTTTTGTTAAGATATGGGCTATGATAAGAAAATCAGATGAAAAAAAGGATATATTTTTAGTATCAAGCGCGAATTGGGAAATTGTTTTGGATTCAGAAAATGAAAGTTTCGCTGTAAGCGAGGCTCTTTCAAGGGCTTATGAAAAATACAAGGAAAAGCTTTCTCTATCCACTACAATTTCAGTCTTTAATGTATCAAAATCTTATAAGAAAATGATTGATATTGATAATATATCATTTTTTCATACTCCTGCATCTCTAGCAGATGCAGGTTTTCATGACTTAGCTTCAAAATACTCAGAATTTTTTAAATCAATTAAAAATGAATCTTAATTTACATAAAAACAATAGCGAAAACCTTCATAATCCAAAAAACGAAGGAGATGCTGGTTACGATTTAGTGGCTTTGTCTGACCCCAAAATAAAAGGGGATTTATTTTCTCCATATTTATATAAAAGTATTTCATATATAGAATATGATACGGGTGTGAGTATAGCCCCGAACTGCTTAGGGGGTAAATCGGATAAATTTTTTTCCTTACTTTTCCCTAGGTCAAGTATTAGTAAATACAATCTATCTTTATGTAACTCAGTCGGAGTAATTGATTCTGGATATAGGGATACAATAAAAGTTAGGTTCAAATACATACCTCAGCCAGAAAATTATTACATAATCAATGAAGCTAAAAATTTATTAATTGGAGTTGATGATTCTAAAATATATAAAAAGGGAGATAGGATTGCCCAAATCGTTTTCACTAAACATCTTCATCCGAAAATTTTTATAGTTGATGATTTGTCAGATTCTGATAGGGGTATTGGCGGTTTCGGAAGCACTGGATTATGATAATAGGATTAACTGGCTTAGCTAGAAGTGGAAAAGATTCATTCTTTAATTTTGCAAAAAAATATTTGATCAAAAATGATTTAAAAATTAAAAGGTACGCATTTGCCGATGCTCTAAAAAAAGAATGTGAAGAATTTATATATAAAAACACAGGGATTTCTGTTTTTACAGAAGATTCTTATGAAAAAAGTTTGATAAGACCAACTTTGGTTGCGTACGGAACTCATTTAAGGAGAATGATTGATCCAGATTGCTGGATTAAGAAAATATCAAAATTAGTTGAAGAAGATAATTCGAAAAATTATATTATTTTCATAACAGATGTAAGATACCCAAATGAACTTAATTGGATTAAGTCAATCGGCGGATCAATTATACATATTTCAAAAGAAGGAAACTCATGCCCCAATTTAGAGGAGAATGAAAACGATCCAATTTTAAAAAAACTTTCTTCGTTTAGTTTTTCTTGGGAACCCTTTGATAAAAACCCCAACGGAGAACAATCCGTAAACTATTTTTTTGAAAAAAATTTTAAATTTTAAAATGAACTCTACAATTGATAAAAATGTAAGTGACGAACAGTTAATAAATAACATCAAAAACAATATTCTTTCATCAGAATCTCTTGATGTTTTATATGAAAAATACTCAAAAGTATATTATCAAATAATACATCATTATTTTAAGAATAATGATTGTAATGAAAAAAATGAATTAATAAAAGAGTGTAAATATAATATTTATTTCTGTGCTTTGGATTTTAAAAAAGAAAAAGGTGCAAAATTCTCTTCTTATTTAGGGAATAAAGCTAGATGGCTTTGCCTTACCTTTTTCAATAAAAATAAAAAAATTAAAACTATTGATGACTCAGAACTTCAAAACCAAGAAGACACTATATGCTTATACAGGCACATATCATCAAGAGAAACAATTCAAAATTTTTTAAATGAAGTAGAGAATGATCCAGATCACAGAATAAAAAAAATATTCAATTTAAGATACTTTTCAAGTAAAACTAATAAACTTAGATGCTGGCGAGAAATAGCTGAGCAACTTGGATTAAGCGTTCAAGGCTGCATCAACATACATAACGATTACTTAAAAAAACAAAAATATACAAAATATGATAAATAAATTTATAGGAATGGGCTACTCTGGATCAAATCCAGAAATAAAAAAGTTTGAATCTGGAAAGCAAAAATGTACCTTTTCTATAGGAATAAACATAGGAAAAGAAACTACTTGGATAGAAATTGAATGTTGGGATAGGATTGCAGAAAATGCTTCCAAGTATATAAATAAAGGCTCCTTGGTTTTTGTAGAGGGCAAATTAAAATATTCTACATGGAAAGACTCGGGCGGAAATAACAGGAGTAAGTTGTTATGTATTTGTGATTTCTTAAAAATATTAAACAATAAGCAAGAAGCTAATGAAGCCTTAACTCAAAAAAATATTGATTCAGAAAAAAAATCTACTGAGAATGAAAATTCTCAATTGTCTAATTTTGATGATGTTCCTTGGTAATTTTTTTTGATTTATTAATAATTATATATATAATAATATATGGAAAAAATTATTTTAAAAGCTCCGTTTAATTCTTTATCATTAGGAAATGTATCTTACAATATAGCAAGAGAGTTATATAAAAAGGGTATATCAACAAGTATTTTCCCCAAAGGAAATAATTTTGAATTCGATGCTTTTGATAAATTAGATGAAGATTTTAAAAAATGGCTTGAAGGCTCCACTAATAATCGATTTTTAACAATCGACAAAGATACTCCTTGTCTTTCTATCTGGCACATAAATGACAGCCAAGACTCTATCGGAAGGAAGAGTTATCTATATACTTTTTACGAACTAAATAATCCTACAGATACTGAAAAAAACATCTGTAGATTACATGAAAAAACAATCTTTAGTAGCTCTCACGCCTCGAACTGTTTTGAAAATTCTAGTTATGTCCCCCTCGGCTTTGATGAAGATTTTGCAAAAACCAACAAATCTTATTTAAAAGATAAAATTCATTTTGGCTTGATCGGCAAATGGGAAAAAAGAAAAAATACTGATAAGATAATAAAATATTGGGCTGAAAAATATGGTAATAATAATAATTATCAATTAACATGTTGCGTAATTAATCCATTTTTTAAAACAGAGGAAATGAATGCATTAATAGCAAACACCTTAGAAAACAAACATTATTCGAATATAAATTTTTTGCCAAGATTAAAGACTAATTCTGAAATTAATGAATTATTAAATTCTATTGACATCGACTTATCTGGACTCAGCGGGGGAGAGGGCTGGAATTTACCATCATTTAATTCAACTTGTCTAGGTAAATGGAGTATAGTCATGAATCATACTGCCCATAAAGATTGGGCTAATGAACAAAATTCTATTTTAGTTAATCCAACTTCTGAAGTTGATTCTGAGGACGGGGTTTTCTTTCAAAAAAATAGTTCCTATAACCAAGGCACTTTTTACTCAATATCCAAAGACGAAATAATATCTTTGTTTGAAAAATCAGAACTTTACAAAGATAAACCGAATCTTGAAGGAGAAAAATTAAAAGATAAATTTACATATCAAAATACATTAGATAGTATATTAAACATAATGAAGGAATAAAATGCCTGTATATTTATACAAGAATCCTGAAACGAATGAATTTATTGAAGTTATTCAAGGAATGAATGAAGAACATGTTTATTTTGACCAAAATGGGCTAGAATGGAAAAGAGTTTTTCTTTCCTCCCAATTAAATACTCAAGGAACAATAGATCATTGGAGTTCAAATGATTTTGTAAATAAAACCGCTAACACAAAAGGCTCTTATGGAGATTTAATGGATAGAAGTGCAGAATTATCTGAAAAGAGAGCTAATGATAATGGTGGGATTGATCCAGTCAAACAAAATTATTTTAAAAATTACGCTGATTCAAGAAAAGGCACTTTACACCCTCAAGACCCAAGGATTAAAAAGAAAGAAAATAAAAATTATAAAATAGATTTTTAAAAAATGAAAATGGAATACACAAAAGAAGAGATAATGAATCAATTTTTTGCAAATAAAAATTTTTGTAAAGAACATCCGAAGCGTATGTTTATTAAGGATTGTCAGTCAATAAGAGACGGATTTGATTCAGAACTAAGTCAAGGTGGAAAAGGATGCTCTAGTTGCAAAAGAAATGCTATTGTAAGGAAATATCAAACTATTTTAAGGGCGAATATAATTCCAATACCTAATTAAAGATTATGTTTTTTTATTATTATTTAATCGGATTATTATTCGTTTCTAATATTATTGTTGTTTTAAAATTCACAAATATTTCAGTTCATATTTACAATATTTTTAACTCTAAGAATAAATTTTATTTACACGAGGAACTTGAAGATTATTTTTCTTTAAATTATCCAATTTTTGGGGAATTATTTGCATGCCCAATTTGCCTGTCTACTCATTTATCTTGGATAACTTCTATTTTTTTATGTTTTATTTTTAATGTTAATTTTTTATTAGTTCCTTTGTCTATGTTTACATGGCCCTGCTTGGTATTTCTTTTTTATTCTACACTTTTAAAACTTAATAATTAGAGTCAGGTCCTCCTCCGTCTATTGTTTCAGAAAAAGAAGTTTCAATACTCCCTATCATCGGAAAAGAATTTTTATACTTATGATTAGACCCCAAAGGATTATTTTCTCCTAAACCAAAACATTTGTTTGCTAAATATCCTTCGATTTTTTCTAAATTTTCTCCGCTAAGAATATCATTAAATACAAGAATTTGCCTAATCTTCCCCTCAAAATAACTGTTACTATTAATATCATCAGAAGAGTTTCCTATATTAAAAAATCCATCTACACTGTTCAACACATAATTAATATTATCACCAAATACATTATTTATATTTCCTGATCCATTTATATTATCTGTATGAGATATGTTTGATCTTGTTGAAACTCTAACATACTTCCCCATTCCAGTTGGAACTGTTCCTGCACTTACTTGATTTCCGAAATTCAAAGAATTATCCGCCCTTAGGGAAAAAGATTCCTTGCTTGGAGATCCATCATAATCTCTAAACCCTACTATTTCCATTGGGTTATTTTGGTCTATATCTCCGTCTATTTCATATGCAATTGCTATTGTAAGACCATGATCAAACTCCCAATTTGTTTTTCCCGAAAGAAACGAATCAAAAGTTGACTCGTAGTAATCATTACTTCCATCAAATTCGATATAATTTTTATCTCCAAACATATCTATTTTTGCTTCGCTTAATCCAGCTCCACTTATTATATATCCTTGATGAATATCTTGCCATTCAGATACATCTCTTTGTGTACTGTATTGCCCAATAAAATTATCAGCATCGAAATTTAACATTAATAAGTTTTGCTGGTTATCTCCTGTGGTTTGCGAAGGAGTATATGGTCCAATTATGCTATCATTTCTTACTCTATGCCAATTATTGTTTATATAGTATGCAAATGTATCCGATCCATCATAATATCCATTTTTTATAATTGCTATATCTCCATCATTTGCATTCTGTATGTCATATAATTCAAAAACATTTGCGTTACTGAATGACTGTTGTGATAAAGTCACCCCATTCACTATTATTTCTTCAAAATACCCCGTTCCGTCCACAGTAAGATCTGCACCATTATATAAAGAGCTAGTAATTGTTAGATTATTTGTATATGTTGAGATGTAATCATTATATAAATTTAATCCATCTCTTATATATAGTGGTCCGTCAATATTGACACCATCTCTAAAACAAAAATTGGCAGCTCGAATATCTTGATCTAAATAGTAATTTAATTTTGTTCCATCGGAAAAAGATATTCCAGAGGGATGCATCATCCCTGATGCATTCATTCCCCCATCTATTAAATAAGATTCTCCAGATAATAATATTTGGTTATTTATACCTTTAATTCCCGTAGCATAAATATCACCGCTTACGGTGATATCGTTTTCTAAAACCAAGCCTTCTCCAGTTACATATACTCCGCTCGGGAAATCTAGATGCAACTTATCTTGATGTAAGTTTATGC